GGAGGAGGCTTATCACCTGTTGGCTTCATCTCATGCTCATTGAGCGTGTATCCGTGTGCCAAACACCACTTACGGAACGCAATATTGAACTTGTCAGAGCCTGTGAAGTAAAGGATGGCGTAACCAAACTGAGCCGGTGGGGTTAACAATAAGTCGAGGCGGCGCGGAGTACCCTCGCCGATACGAACATAGCCCATCCACTTCTTCGGGCCACTTACCAGCTTGTCCAGCACATAGCCACGTCGTGTGAGCTCGGCTACGAAACCACGAAAGAAGTCAGACGCAGCCTTGTCTGTCATGGCCTCAGGATAGGTCACGAGCATATCCACATCGCCAGAATTCGCGGCGCCACGACGGTACGAACCCACTACAACGCCAGTAAAACTGGCAGGCAGAGCAGACAGTAAAACAGCCTCGTGCTTGACCATCTCGGGGCGGGGAATGCGTTCAATACCTGCCTCATAGTACTTGAGGCCCAGTTTCTGGGTATCGTTGAGTAGGTCGGGCTTCACTAGAAGGCCGGCGCGTAAGTCTGCGACAGACTTGTAGCCAGCTTCAAGAAGCTCCTTAGCCTTTACGGGCCCGATACCGTGAACGTCGAGTAGTTCCTTCAGCCCGCCTAGAGGAACACGCTCCTTCATGCGCTCGGCAGCCTGCAGAGCGCCTGTAGCGACAATCTCGACGACCTTGTCATAAATTCTACCACCGACGCCATCAAGATCCTTTACGTCCGCTGCTGAGGTCAGAGGACCAGGCATAGCCTTGATTGCCTTGATAGCCTTTGCATAGGCAATCACCTTAAACTTACCGCCCGCGCCGGACGTCATTTCGCCCATCTTCATCGTGTCAAGTGCCTGGAGCACTGTTTGCTTGAAATCAGTTGCCATCTCTATAGGAAAGGAAAGAAAGGAAGAACATAAAAGAACCCCCACACCTCTGAATGCTGCCGCGGATAAGTCAATTTTTTTTCAGATGACCAGTAAGGATGGATACAGAACACTACATAAATCTTATCAAAACCCATTTTAAGAACTCTAATACACAAAAATCGTATTTGAACCGGATAAAGACCTTAGAGACTACCACTGGTTCAACGATACATGGTATCTTAACACAACCCGATGTATGGTATCCTAAAATTCAGAAAGCATATCCTAGTATCTCAACACGCAAAAATATGTTGACTGTAGTTCTAGCTCTTCTTAAGCATGATGAGGAGCTGAAAGAGAATAAGGAAATCCAAACCAAGTGGCATAAGCTGCATTCGGATTTGACCCGGTTTGAAATTGCAAAAGTAAAGCGCTCTGAACCCTCTGAGAAACAGGTGAAACACTATACAAGCTACGAGGAGATTGAAACGAAATATGAAGAACTTAAGCGTCGTGGCCCCCATGCTACTGAACGTGAAAGTATGCAGTTCCTTCTTCTAAGTGTATTGGTCCACTTGAGACCGAAACGTGCAGACCTTGGAAAGATACGTATTTATTATGAGGCAGACCCTAGAAAAACCGACGAGAACTACATCGTTCTTAGAAAGAAGGGAAGCAGTTTCATAGCGATGAATGTGTACAAAACCAGCGAGTATTACCAGACAGTTGAAGAGGACTTGACGGAAGGGCTTGTAAGCGATATCCAAACAAGTCTCAGACGTTGGCCCAGAGAGTACCTTTTTCGTAAGGACGACGGCGAACCCATGTCAAATAATACGTATAGCGCTTTTGTAAAGTCTACATTTCAGCATATTTTTGGTCGTGCTACAGGAGTAAGCCTGTTGCGGCATATTTACATTACAGAGAAACTGAACTATGAAAATATGACGTTAGAAGAACAGGACACGGAAGCGAAATTAATGCTCCATACATCAGGTTTACAACATCAGTACAAGTGGCCTAAAAAAACCATCTGTCCAAAACTATGTGCAGCGTACATAAAGCCAGTACATAGAACATTAAAGATTAGGCGTTCAAAAAAGCGTCCAGAAGAGTGAGAGATACAGCAGCCAACCCTGGGTGCTTGTCCTTTTCGGCTTCAATAAATGCCCGTAATGCAGTGGCTAGCACTTCACTACGGTCCTTACCCTTTGCGCCTCTCATTGAGTGGATGCTATTCACTTCAATAGCTTCCATATCGTCGACAATTTCTAGAACAGGTTCTTCAACCTTAGGCTCTTCCTCGACAATATTCTTTGACAACTCTTTATAAGTGCTCCATACAGCATCACGAACCTTTTTTGTGTACTCTTCGCCTAGCTCCGCTTTAACGACATCGTTCTTCAAGAGTTTTACTAGGGTTGTCTTTGGCTTGGCAAATCCTGGACTGCCTAGAGCATATGTGGCCGGAAAGCCCTTCATCCATTGAACCGGTTCGTGCACGATAAAGTCTAAATAGTCTTTTAGTTCAGAATCGTCTTTCCAGTTGTAGTGTTTCGCAACATCCGAAAACACTCGCTTCAAGCTGTCAAGTAAAGAATATGCTTCAACTAACTTCATCTACTCTAGAACTAGACTAATGTTCTTTAGGTCTAGAACGCATAGGTCTAAGAATAACGAACTAACGTACCGTAATGAAGCACTTCATTAGTCTCTTAGCAAGCGCATCAGCAATAGCACTTTCCTACTATGATAACTATGCCCCTATTTATGGCATTTTAGGAAGTTATTTGATAGGAGATTTATTTACCAAAAATGGACCAGATATGATACTTCACCATATAGTTTCTTTAGCATTTTTAGGTTCTACTCTTACACTCAATCCCAGAGACTATCTTTTAGAAGCACGCACTATGGTTAATGTCGAAATTAGTACTTTATTCCTTAGCACTAACCATCTGTATCCAAACACTCTATGTAAAGTATTATTTGCTACAACGTTTATAAAATACCGTATTTGGGATTATTATTGGGCGTTCATAACTAAAGAGACATTTAATAATCCTATTACTAAAGTATCAGTTTATGGATTGTTCGGCCTAAATCTTTATTGGTTGACCCTTATTTTGAAGAAAGTGTTACTAAAGAGGCCACGGTCGACCGCAACGAATGAATCTCCGCTAAGCACAACACGACAAGTTTAGAATAATCGACTGTTTGTACTTCTCCGCGCATAGATACACAGGATGGCTCTAGCCGTTTTACTTCGTCGGCTAGAACACCTATGTCTTCCATTCCTGTAGCCTTCCAGGTAAACCGCACAGGTGTAGGAAGGCCATGCGAAGTATAAGGTAAAACATTAGTTTTGAGCGCGGGGTCTGAAGGATGAAAAAAATTCTGCGCATACATATTGTTATCAGCATACACATTGCCTAACGCAGGATCTACTACACCCATAGTGCTAACGTAAACTGACCCACGCACAAGTTCTGACCCTACAACATCAAGCACTGCTAAAGGAGCCTTGGTGCCAATTCCTAAATTCCCAACGTTCAATCGCATGCGCTCCTGACCGCTTGTTAGAAACGCCAGGTATGGCACACCATTTAAAGAATTACTCAGAAGACCTACATTGCTATTAAAGTAAATACCAGCATTGGACAAATTCAAATTGGCGCCAATAGCAATATTACTACCATTGTAAGAAGTTAAGGAATTTACGGAAATTGTATATGTGCCAGGATTGACAATTGTTTGTATATTTGTTACAGCGTTACTGAGAACAGCATTATTTCCACTTGCGCTAGTCGCTACACTATTAAGACTATTTAAATTCAAAAGAAACCGATTACTTGTTGTATTTGCTGCCATTAATCTGTTATCATAGAAGCGGTTTAGATAAGCGCTATCTAAAACGTGGTTTAGCCTTAGAGGATAGGGTAAATGGACAAATTCTATAAACCTTTTGTTGCCGATGATAGCGACTCAGAGTCAGAGAGTGACGGATATACAACAGAAGAATCGTTACTCGATCTTCCCGGTAAAAAGCCACCAGTATCAGCTGGTGGCGCCGCAACTGCATCTAATGATTTGCCTGTACCGAAGGCCACAGGTACAAAGTTTGAAGAGCAGGCCGTAACAAACAGCAATCTGTTTATGATTAATTCAAGAGATCGTGACACAACTGCATATCCTCAGCCTACTTTTTTTACAATGCGCCTTCCGCGAGTGTTTAAGAATGTAAAAAAAATCGATATTTCACAGTTGAATCTCCTTAATAGTTTTTTTAACTTTTCAGCTTCAGCCGGTAATACCTGGATGTATGTTCAAGAACAGGGTCGTGGTCCAGTACGTATTCAAATACGCGACGGAACATACTCAGCAAATGATTTAGTTACAGAGCTTACTAGCGCTTTGAATAGTACACCTTTGTTCGCCGATATAACCTTAGGCAACTTTATTGCTGGTTTCCAGTCTACGGGTGATTATTCACCTTTGTTCAATACTCCAGGAACGTATGTGTATAATAGTTTGACACAGACATACGACTATAATCAAACCATAAATAATATCATTTCACGTTATTTTCAAATTACGCAAGTTGTTGGCACAATTACCTATTCTTATAATCAATCTTTGGTTGCTTATTACTACCCAGTTATGAAAGAAATGATTATTGCAGGTGTACCATTTAATACATCAAGTGTATTTTCGACTACGACTGAAGCCTACACCTATCTCGTGTTCTACTTTACTGGTCTTGATGACCAAAATGCTCTAGCGTTAGTGTCAGACACAGGGAACCAAGCGTTATTTAATACGTACAGATATCAGAATACGTTTAATTTATCCTTAGCAAATGGATATACATGCTCTTATAATACAAAGCAGGGACGTCTTGTTATTAACGCGCCGTCTCTTAACGCAAGTATTTCAGCGGACTTGAATGCCCAATATAATACATATCTTACATCACTAGTTCTCGCAAGTGGTCAATTCCAAGATGTAAATGATTTCAATTCACAGTATTCAAATATTACAAATTTAAACACAACACTTATTTCCTTTTATAATTTTGTTCAAACTCGTTTTACAAATAGTTTTGGAATCAATTTCGGCACCTATTCTGCTGAATTCTATGCGAACCCAAATAACATAATTTCTTTATACAATACATTAAATCGTTATGGTTGGTCGCCGACCCTCACGCCGAGTGTTTCGGCGAGCACGATTACTAGTAATGCGCGACCACCGCAGGTAATGAATCTTTTAAGTAATATAATTAATCCAATATCCAAAGTAGATCAAAATACATTTATTAGTACTAATTATATATTAGGAAATATAAAGTTCCCTAATGCAGGTGAGCAAAATCTAGGTTATTTTGACGTACCCTTTGAACTTCAAGCTACAACCTATAAGAGAATTACGTTCAACGCACAGTTTAGGCAAAACATTAGTATGATGACTATTCCAAGATATATTGATCAACGTTCTACTATTAATGATATCACCTATGATTTGGGACCTTTATCTACGCAAACTCCTTTATTGTTTTATAATCGTAATTTTGGAAGTACATTTTATAATCGTATTGACATCTCAGGTAATTCATTATTTAATATGTACGAAGTCAACCAAAATATGTTTAATACAACTGAATACATGAGAAATGAAAACAGATGGATAACCTATATAACAGCACAGATACTAGCTGGTCAACGTTTACAACTTGAAAATGCGAACTACGGAAAAAGCCCTCCTATAACTGATGTTACTATTACAAGTTATCGCCCCTTTATCTTTTTCCAATTAAATGCCGCTGCATATATTACTAATCCACAAGCACATTTTAGAATTACGTTTTATGTAGAAACACAGGACGGTACACCTTTTACAGTGCCTATTGTTCTAGTATGGTACAAGGATAGAGCAGGATTTATGTCAGATGTTCAAAACGATTTGAATGGTAATGTGGGCGTAGAAAACCCCAATAACTATTTTCAAAGACAAGTTTATTCGAATACAAATTCTGCACAAATGATAGTTGATATTAACAATTACCAGCAAACCTATTTCCATGTTCATATTGATCAAGGTAGCGCGATACCTAGCGCGCTTCCTCTGCGTGTGTTCAGTCTTTTAACTGATACGTATGGTACATATTCAAATGCAACCAGAACAGATTATTTTGATTTACCGTTTATATTGGGTCCACTTGGTGACCAGGACACACCAGCATCTTCAAGATACCAAGATCCAAATGCTAGTATTTATAATTCAAGCGTTTTAAATCTTGGATATGATATATCAGGAGTATCAAATAACTTGTTGGACTATACAATTCAAGCTGGAAATAATAATTACTATGACCCTGTTGCTATTTCAGATTATATTAGCAGTACTAAGAACGGTCTTCAATATCAGTTTGTGCTTTCAAATGTTGGTTCACAGCAACCACCGCCAAATATGTCTTCTTGGTCCTTGTTTTTTGGAAGCAATAGTAGCAATGTTATAAGAGATACATATAATACGTCAAACAACGTATACTTGAGTAGTTTACAAAAACCTAAACCGTTTCAAACAGGTCTACAAAATGAATTTACTCTAGTGAATTGGTTTTCACCGTATGGACTTTCCAATAATCCTGAAGTTTATTATACACCTGTTAGCACTTTTAATTATACACAGTATATTGGTTCAAATAGTATTTTCTTGCCAGCAAGAAACAATCCCCCTCTTCCTACAGATATGGATACGCGACAAAATTTCCAAGATATAAGTGGATTTTCAGGATTATCCTTCTTTCTACAACCAAATCAAATTGTTAAACTTCAAAGTCTAGTGCTAAAGTTTGTTTACACACAACCAAGTATTGATGTGAATAATCAGTTGTATACACGTTCGTATAGCCCTTTGTCTTTAACAGGACAATCAAATACAAATGCTATTTACAGAAACCAAACCACGTTAACGAAAGCTGAAAACAACTATGATGATTGGGATGATTTTTATCTGTTGAACAGACGCAATATTAAAATTGGCATCTTTAAAACTTCTGATATTGCGGATGTTAGTACATCACAAATTAGTCTGAGTAACGCAGTCGCAAGTATGACGCTTTCACAAATTACACAAGTAAATAATTATACATATGGTGTAGGAACTTTGAGAACAAGAGAACCAGAATGGGGAACTTATTATAAATACACGTTTAGCGACGTACCTCAAAACGTATGGGACGTTGCTACAATACCCTATAATTCTTCAATCAGTTCATTCAGACAACTTCGTATTGATGCCGATTTCGCTCCTTCGTTTACAGCTGGATCAAACACATATGCCAATTACTTTTTAACCAATCCATATATTTTCAATTATAGCTATTTGCCTCGCAGTTTTGGAATATCACCTGCAGTTCAAAATGCATTACTTTACCCTACGACTATCTCATCGATTACTTCGGATATTCCTAATAGTTATACAGTCGTGCCATTCGCATTCGATTCGGCAACAAGCACCTATCAAATCGGTTGCTACCACGGATTAAGTTTTACAAATTTGCCAGTTCTTCCAAGCACTAATTTGACTGGCGCAAGCCCCTATTATGGGCCAATGGGTCCATTTGGATGGGGGCTGAGCGAGAACTCAACGATGACCCAAGTCAAGAGAAATTTGATAGGACCAGAATATTCATCAATAGGAGGATATTATTGGAACGCAAAACTTAACTATAATGCGCTTGATTTATCCTATGATCCGGCTACTGACTTATCAAGCTTTGGTGGGTATTCTGGAATTAGCGGAGAGTATCAAAACACGTTATTGTTTGTATACGAGAATCCCAAATATACAAATGAAGATTTATATGATGTAAAATCAAATGCATTTTGGGCTTGGGGGCAAGAAAAGAATACAAACTATTCTGTGTTTGACAGCAATAGTGGTTATAACAATTTATCTTATATTCATAATTATACTATTCGTAGTAATAAATCCTATGCTGTCCACGTTAGAGCTTATGATCCGATTACAAAATTTACAACAGGCGTACGATTTATAGGCAAAAATTATACTGACTTTGGGGCGTTAACATTTACAGAACTCACAAAGGAAATATCAAGTTTAGCCAAGTATAAACCTATATCAGATATTTCAGGCAGTTATTACAATGAACAGCTAACTAAATTTTATTCTACGGAAGAATATAATAGCATTGTTAGTACAAATTCGTTTTATTTAGTAAATAACGGAGTAGGGCAGTTTAGTCATACCTATGCAGATGCACTAATAAATTTTAATAACACATTTAGCACAAACGTAACCTTTGGAAAAACAAATACGTACCAAGGATTAACGTATAATTTTTCTTCATTTGGTCAAGCAATAAATTCATATATTGCACTGTATACTACAGCTACTTCAACGCTGGTATTGTATAACAATATTTTAAGCACAGCAACGGGCCAGTTAGGGCAATATGTTGTTTCTCGTTACGGAAATGTTTTACCATCTTCTATAGTGACACGTAACAGAACAACCGATCCTCTTCCTTTTAGTTTGCTTTTTTCAAGCTATACACTGCCACCTTATAACACGCAGTATGACGCATGGGGCTTGGGCTATAATTTAGGCTTTAATAAGACAGATACACCGTTACGCGTTACTGCAACATCTGATACCTTTATTCGTATCGTACAAAGCTATATTTATTTACGCCTCAATCCTGAACTGAATATTAACACAATGGCGGTATCAGGAAAGGAAATGTTATCAGAATGCCGTGAAAGTTCAGGGCAAGATGCAAAGGCATTCTCAAAAATCCTGCTCAATGATTTCGGCAGCTTTTGCGGCACTGCAGTTCAAAAACCCAAGGAATTCAATCCAGTCTTAGGAAAGTACGAAGTAATTAGCTGTGAACTCACAGATAAGTATGGCAATACTCTCAGTAGTTTGGATTGTGAATATGATTTTATTCTTCAAATTGACGAGCTCAGCAATGGTCCTAAGGATTCGAGCAGTCTTCAAGGTCCAACATCCGACTTAGACGTCTATAAGACTAGGACGTAAAGCTTAAGCGCAAGTCCTATTTAATGGAGCCTAATCCTGGCCGTAAACATCTTATCTATAAACTACGTGGTCAAACTTTGGTCGAACGTAGTTATGACATTACACCGGCGCTTCTCAATACAATTCTAAAACAATTACCGATACAGTTTTGTCAAGAGCAAAGCCGAGAAGTAATCCGTTTACTTGAATGTAAGCAAACGAATGGGTCTCTTGTTTGTGCGTACTGTTCAGCCCAAGCAACCAGAGAAGACCACTTTCGCGCGCTCATTAAAGACGGCGAACCCAGTGGCTACGTCAACGACGCTGTGAACTGTGTCCCTTCGTGTAAGAAATGCCACGATAAAAAGGGACTTAAAGAGTTCGAACTCTGGAAACCTGAACTCGCCTTAGAGCCACGTTGGCAGACCTATATGGAGTATCATAGAACAAACGCGCAAAAACTCAGACTTAATCATACCGAATTTTGTAAGAAACGTAAGGAATACTTGGAACTCACCGAAGAGTTTTCAGCTAAATTCCTTGATTCTTGTAACCCCCATATTTAATTTCCTTAAACACTCTAAGTATGAGCACACTAGATGAATTTTATAAAAGTGGTCTTCACGAACTCCCGCCTATCTGTCTTCGCACACATTGGGACCCTACAGCAGTAGCAAAACACGTTCTACCCACAACTGCACCCACATTACTTCCGTTAGATCCCCGCCAAGCAACAAAGATTTGCTATGGATATTACCATACGTCATTTGGTGATCCAAAAACAAAAGAAAATACTAACGACCCAAGTCCGACTATACCTTCAGAACTTTTAGGAGGTGCGTGGCAGTCTCCACCCATAACACCAAGCTCTGTATTCCCGCCCGGTGGCGCTGCATCATTAGGGTTTCCTTATAATGGCTTCAGCCCCAAAGCCGAGTCCGATTTACAGCTTTTACAGTACCCTATGACCAAGTGCTCAGAGCGCAAGTATTTACCACCAAACCGTTTAGCTCCGGTTTCTATGAGTACAAATCTGGTGCCCGGCTCAAACAATGAGACACTAAGTCCATTAGCTACAGCTGTAACAAAACAAGCAGGATGTCGTAATCATGACGACCAGCAGGCCTGGAACCGTAGCGCTCGTCTGTTCTTTAATCCTACAAAGTACGACCGTACACAAAATGTTCCAGCGGGCCTTAAAATACCTGAAAGTAATAAGACCTTACGCTGCTAAATGAACATCTATCGCATATACCCTACATTATGGAATGATGGTATGTGTCAACTCGCGCAAACAGTGTATGCTGTGGACCGTGCTCCACCCCCAAATACATTCAAAACCTCATGCAGCGCGCGCCCCAAAGAAGACCCTGCTTATTACTGGGATAATCAGACATTTCAACGCCTTTTGCCACCTGGACAACAGCCTACCTATGCTTCTGTTACTTGGCCACAGATTCCAGCCTGGCTGTCTTATGTTCAAGGGCTAGGATACACATTGCAGACAGATCTCTCTACCTTAAAGCCATATAAGGATATTTATATTATGGGACCTTGATAAAATGGCGGCTTTTCCAATACCCAATTTTAATAATGACTTTAGTTTTAGTATCGATATTTCAGGGTCTCCAGCTTTAACGCCGACCCTAGGTGGAACCTATTTTGCTTTTTCAGGAAAAGGTCAAAATTCAGAGCTAAATCTATCTTCCTATCTTACTTATTACAGTATCTTTGTTGGATTCTTGAATAAAGATGGAAGTCTAGGATGGATACAACAATCTGTTCAAGCAAGCGGTGATTGTTATAGTCCTTCCTTAGCTCTAGGAAATAATAATGATCTTTATCTGGCATTTGTAACTACTGGAGCAATTCAAAGCTATACAAATGGGAGTAGCTTTCCTCCAGCGCCTGGAGCCTTACCACCGTATGGAAATGCAGATATAGTTTTATCACGTATAAATACCGTAACAAAAACTGTTGTTTGGGCAATTCAAGGAGCTGGCCTTAATGGTCCCAGCAATGAAACCGTTCCAAAGATAGCAGTTGATACAACATATGGATGGGTTTACTTAGCATATCAATCAAGTGGAAATATTGCTCCTTTCAATACAATAGGTAAAACAAATATAATCCTAAGTTGCTTTAATACTATAGTGTCAACACCACCAGGATTATCCATATGGACAACAGGCGCTTATAATGGTCGCGTCGATTCTATTAATTGCACAGGATACAATAAAAATCCCTCCATAACGACCGATAATGCAGGTAGCGTCTATCTTGCGTATGAAGTTACAGCACAGGCACCGAATGGTGCTCCAGTACAGCAACAGCAAATCGAAGTTGTTAAATTTTCATCCGTAAACATAAACACACCAACGAACCCATATTATATTGGACAATACCAATGGACACTCAGTACAAAAGGAGTTACTTTATTCGCATCGAACGGTATGTCAAGCCAACCCAATATTTCTTATTTTAACACTACCCTTTTTATTTCGTTCTTAACATCTGGCATTGTTCCTGGAGCGACCCAAAGTATAAGCAATGATGTTGTTATCGCAGCCGTCAGAACTAATGGTACGTTAAGTTGGGTTATGCAGGGCTTAACGAATTGCTGTCCTCAAAAATACTATGATGTTTATTCTGTAAGTTCATGCATTGATGAACATGGTAAGCCGTATGTTGTAGCTGTTGTAAGAAAGTTTGGCAGTCGTGATAGTGTCCTCGTATGGAAACTAAATCCAGAGAATGGTTCCGCAATATGGACATACGGATTTGCCTTAACTGACGGCAAGAATGCAGTATGGCCTAGCAAATCCTATGAATTTACAACCTTATCAATCGTCGCAAACAATAACATATTCTATCTTGGATATACTACACTAGACCCTCTGCCAAATACACAACCTGCTGGGGCACCAGCACATTATGTAGGAATTTCAGGATTTTCACAAAGGAATTATGCTGATACGATGACGGCTTACAGCTATATAACGTCTCTTGCAAGTGGATGTAAATGTAATGATAGTCTGTGTGATTGCAACACTATCTAAACAGATAAAAAATATATAATAAAATGAAGCAAACTGCAATTGGCTTTGAGCATGAGAATGGTAATGTAGTCTATGCGTTTACCAGGGATTTTACATTAGATGAATTATTTGAGACTATAAGCAAACGTACTCCCCATGTATCTACCATTATGAATAACTCTTTCAGTTTAGAAGATTACTTTAGTTCTGAAATATATGAAAAGGAAAATACAACGTGGCGCGTTGTTTTCTTATTAGACGGCAATACTATTTTACGGCATGTTTCAAAAAATGGAGATTTATTATATCGCGTTCATGGCAATTGAATTACACGATAGAGTTCATGAATTGACATAAGAAGAATAACAGTAACAGTTGGAAAGCTTACACAAATACTAAAGATCCAGAGAAATGCATTCGCTGGAATCAGAGGCAAAACACTATAAAGACTAGAAAGTAGAAGAACCAATAGGATAATCTGCAAAGCAAATAGACTATAAATTCGAGTATTCATTGTGACATTGTATTACAAGTTCACAACGTTGTATCAATTTTTTGGTCTAGCTACTCATATAGAAACGACTATTCCATTCCTTCTTTGCATGCAGAACGGTTGGCACTAATGTGCGTAAACCCCAATCTTCACTTCCAGATGGTTTTATTCCTTTAATTATTTTATTTCTAGATACTTCATCGTTAAGGAGCCTAAACAAGAGACGTATAAGTTCACGGATGAGTTTTTTTTCTTTTTCTTCTTTTTTTGTTTTAAGAAGGTTCGCAAAAAAATCTGTCCATTGAGTTCTATCCTTTTCTAAAATAAGCAAAACATCTTTAAGAACTAATGTGCGGGAAAGACTGTTTTGTATTTGCTCTTCTTTTATAGGCCCATAGTGATTTGCCCAGTTCCATTCTAACCCTGCTTTTGACCCATTTTTTAAAACCCATGCATTCGTAAATTCTTCTTTTATTGGTCCTTCAACTTTCATATTATGTTTTTCTACACGCTCTATATCAGTCATATGCCATTTTGTTGCACATGTGCAACATTCACATCCAATAATTGGCCGAATTCCGTGAAATCCTTGGTGCGGAAACATTTCACGAAACCCATGTTTACGTCTCCAAACATCGAGCTCTCGCCAAGCTAGTAATTCATTCAGAGTTATTAAAACGGTCTTATCCATCTACTTCTTCTTCTTATTTTCTAGAACCTTTAAGCGATTATTCAAGTCGTGAATATATGATAATAGAACAGGGACTAATTTTTGGTATGATACCGCTTTTAAACCATCGGGTCTGTTATATACACAGGAAGGCATTACAGCCTCGACTTCATCCGCTAGAACGCCTATATCGTCTTCTCCGTTAAACTTATAACTATACGTTGATAAATAAGACAAGCCTTCAAGCTTCTTTATATCTGTTTTTAAACGTCTATCGGATGAGGTTACGAAGTTATTTGCGTAGACTGTGCCATTTACGTCAAAGGTTGCGCGTGGCTGAACCTGTCCCAAGTTTAGCCCCACACGATTGTTCACCTTATCAAATGTAAAAATAGGTGATGAATACCCCTCAATTGTACTGACACAAAGGCTACTTATGTTCGCCATCTCGCCTGTTGCATTCATAAAATTCAAATCACCTAGGTTAACGCCACCTGGAGCCATGACGTTTAGAGTACTGCTTGCACAGATGACGTCAGTGTACACAGCGCTTTGCAAAGAATAGCCTCTTACTGTACTATAACTTAATGGATCTACAACGTAACTTACTGTCTCTACTTGCTGTGTTATAGGTTTGTAGGTTGGAACTGTTCCTAGAGAAGTCATAATTCCCATTTCTGCAATTTGCGCTGTTGTTGTATAGGTGCTGCCGTAAATCGTGCTATGAGATGTTAAGAACTGCTTACCAATTACAAAGTCTACCTTTGTATACGCATCACGAATATGAAAATAATCAGTTACGCTACTGATTATTCCATCGGAAACATAGATAGCGCAGTCCTGTGTAGAATTATTTACAGAGGGCGTGTCAAACAATAAATTTCCGCCTATGCTAAACGTGCTTGCATATCCATTGCTTGTAGTCATAGTAGTTGTATTTGCGTTTATTGTGCTAATTACGGATGTATTGATGGTACTTACACGAAGATTATTATGATTACCATACTGGTCGGCAACGAACGTTGTAAATACAAATGTACTAAGATAATCAACCGTAGAACTAATTTTATTAAGTTCTGAAAAAAGAGTACTTACACCAGTACTAATATAAATTAGATTAATTGTGCTTAGCGTTTGATTTATTATACCAGTTTGGGTGCTTGTTATTTCAACAAGCCCTTCAGTAGTGCTTGTTAGTTCATAGAGAGAACTTATTGAACTACCATAGGCCGACCCAATCAATAGTGTATTTGTGCTAATCGAGAGAATAATATCATTTTTCCCAGCTACATTTAATGTTCGTCCTGAACCAAATACATTAGAAAGACTGCTGAAACTCAGTGTTTCATTTGTATCAAATACAAACAGATTTTGAGGAGCAAGGGAGTCAAGCTTAATTTTATTATTTCCAAATACGTCGCGCACATTTGTAAATTGTACTCCTTGGCCAGTTGTTAAATACAATGTATTTGTTGGATTTGATGCCGAATAAGTAAATGTACTATCCATCTGAACATAATTGAAACTACCTATATTACTTGTATTAGGTGCATTACTAAAGTATATAACACCATCGCCGCGCGTTACTAATAGTTGGTGACTACTAATAGGCCTGTTACCATAATCCTTAAAAATGATATCTCTTACAAATAGTTGGTCTACTTTAAGCGTTTTCTGGTACGCCATCCTATTCTAAATAAGATACAAAATTAAGGATGATTGAACCAATTAACAAGAAAATGTGCAGCTGTGTCAAAAAAGTACGTAAAACCTTACGTCTACCTACCCGGAGAGCAAGAGAACAGCGTGCTATCGCCATCTGTGTGAAGTCGGTGTTATGGTCCAGAGGTAAGACCCTAAAACGGTTTAAATGCAGAGGTAAACCTATGTTAGAACTACAGGAAATGAAAAAGTAGTTTGTTTTTGTTTTTTTGTTTACTTTTTCACCTTACTCCTCGTCCGGCACACCATACGGGTCCACCTCGCCCTTCTCTGTATCCCACTTACCGAGCACCTCGTCCATCTTGGCCATCTTCGCTCGGTCCGTCTCGGTCATGCTGACAGCGTAGACCATATGGGTCTTGAGATTACGAATGGCAGGAATGCCGTTCTTCTGCATGAAGGTCAGCCACTCGGCCTCTGCAGTATCTAGATCCGTCATCGCAATTGCAGCAGGGACCTCGTTAGCCGCCTTGGCCTTCTTGGCCTTCTTAGGCGCAGCAGGCGGCACCGACACTGCCTTTGCAGGCTCACTGCTAGCCTTAGGCGGAACTGACAAAGGGTCGCCGTTAATACCATTTGGATAGCACTCGACGTACTGCTTGCAGCCAACGACAGCGGCATACTCGTACAGCGGCTGGTCAAGACGACCAAACCACTTCTTCGCATCTCGCTTACCAGCCGCGGCCAGGCTCTCCTGCTCTGCGCACTTCGCACAAAGTGCCTGACCCGTAGCTGGCGCAGAAGAGCACTGGTTCTCAGGATGGAACTTCTTGACACCGCCCTCATCCTTGTGAGTGCCGGGTACCCACTTACTGATGACAATCTTGCGGCCCATACACTTAGCCATGTCAATCTTCTGCAGGCGGGATGGGTGGGTCTTCAGGGGGTCTGAAGGGTCAGCGGCCGTAGTCACACTAATAGCGGCCTTAGGCGACGCAGGCGCAGGAGCGGCGGCAGGGGCGTCCACGGGCACTAGCAACTCAGCCTCCTTAACAGCCTTAGTCGCCTTGCGCTTAGCCGCAGGCTTTGCCGCAGGTGGCGCAGGCTTTGCGGCCTCTGTGGCCAGCGCGTTCTCCCTCTGGTCGAAGGCCTGGTTCACAGTGGCACGGGTAGTGGTGAGTACCTCTGCACTCATTTGCGCAATCTCGGAAAGAAAGGTCGAAACGGAAGACATTTTGGAAAGAAAGGAAAGGATTTGTGCGGGAACCACAACCTTTACAAAAGCATAACTTCAGATTTCAATTTTTTCCATTCCAGAGTAGCAATGCCAGAGACCCCCTTTGAGAAAGCTATTCGTTACGTCCCGTATTTCCTCATAATCCTTATCTTCTGTTTCCTTATCTACTCCGAACTTGCGGGCTGTAGCTTTAACTTGACGGACCCGTCATCTTGGGTTGACCCAGGCATTAAGCTTATAGGATAAAAAGTGATACTAGTTATTTGTAGGAAACACAGAATAAACCAATGGATACCCCTACTACTCTAATCAAGGCAAGCGTACAGGGCACTGTATATCTATTAGATAGTCCGTCAGGGCGTGTGTACACATTTAATGCTGAGAAACCTACCTACATCGGCGATCTTGAGAAGATCCCAGATGAGGAGAAGCATCTTATTTCAAAGACAAATGGATGCCTAGCAAACGCACGGGTAAAGTATCTTCCAAACGTTAAGGATATTATGGCGAGTTTACGCACATAAGAAAAATTGATATAGAATTTTTTCTTATGGCTACTAGGTAAACTCAAAATGCTACGCGGAATTCTAACTTCATTAGCCGCACTCTTTGTGACTGCGCAGAATACCGGTGGTCCGACAAACCAAACACAACTTGTGTTCACAGATACGACAACTGTTCCGATTGTAGGAAACTACACATTTGGATACATTAACAATACAGTACAAAACCGCTGCCATCGTGGTGTAGCCAAATTTCAAGCGAAACAGACAGGCGTTGTGGATTCCATGACTATGGGCGTCTATTCACGCGCTCAGCAGGAAACCTGTGGAATTAGCTTTGTTCTCTCTACGTTTCCAGCAGGAGTGGTCGTTGGGTCCTCCTTGCTCACCACATTTACAGATTTAGTGGCGTCTAGACCCGGCACAGATGAATTTATTCCTTTTAATGTAACACCGTCGTCTTGGGGTGTGGTTGAGGGAATGAACTATACGATTACGACGCTGCCATTTACATGGGCGACTGGTCCTGCGGGAACCGTCCAAAAGCATTGTGAATTTGATGTTCCATATGGACGCCCTGGTATACCCTATTTCTTTCTTGGTGAGTATGGACCGACTGCATTACCGTGTGGTTCTACTCCCTGGGTTATTGAGGTGCCTGGTGATGGACTAGCCATGCAGATTAAACTTACAGGACATCCTGCATCAGTCGTTGTACCGTCTCCTTCGTCCTCTCATACACCGACACCCACGTCTACAATTACACCTACACCTTCTTCTACATCAACGCCAACTCCTTCTCCAACTCCTACTGGCACTCCGTCAAATACCGAGACGCCAACACCTACTCTTTCACCTGGTGCAACAGCATCTAACTCACCTACTTCAACCCGCACACCGAGCCGCACACCATCGATTAGCTACACGCCTACACCGACGTCATCAGTAACTTCGTCCATTACGCCTAGCTCCACCCCAAGTCCTACCCCATCTTTACGGATTGGATCATCGCCCTCTGTAACTCCGACAGAAACTCCTGGTCCGACGGATTCGCACTCGCCGCGACCTGTAGCTGGCATAGCCGCCCCACCACCAGCAGCACCGGCAGAAACTATCTCAACAGGTCATTTAGTAGGAGCAGCAGTGGGTGGTGCTCTCGTAGTGCTAGCCCTTATTGGATTAGCTGTACGACTGAAGATTGTCCATGCTGAGATTAACGGGTCTCAAAAGACTAAACTTTGGAAGGCAAGTAAAGCGTATAAGGCCAAGTTTGAAGATGTTGTTCCAATACAAAATCCTACTCTATCGCTGCGTATGGAAAGAGTACAACAAGCGAATACAGTATAAAATGTTTGGTCTAAAGTAATTCCTTTTTATACAACATATAAAGATGAGTTTTACAACCTACGTGACCAGTTGGGGAACAGACCCAGTAACCCAAGTCAATGATATGATAAGTAAGGGTGCTATTAAGTCCAATACGCGTATTGTGCTGGCATTCGCGAGTTTTAACTTTGACGATACGTCTTACATTCCTGGTTTAACCAATATGACGTTAGATAGCATAAAGTCGTTTACAAGCACTGTTCACTCCGCGGGTGGAAAAGTAAGCCTCTCGGTTGGTGGCGCTACCTATCCGTTTGCTGGGTCTGACCTGTATGCGCAGCCTGGGTTTCTTGCGTCGAACATCAATACTGTTCTAACTACGTGTGGTTTTGATGGTGTAGATTTTGATATTGAAGACTCCTACGGTGCCGTCCCATCCAATTTCGCGAACCAAGCTGCATCACTAATAAATACTCTTCGTAGTCTTAACAAAAATCTGTATATCTCTCTTACTACACCTGCACAGGCATGGGGAGCAGGTATGTATCAGCAATCGTTACTTAACGCGACGATTGGTAACTTAGATGCGTGGATGCCGATGGAGTATGATATTTGGATTGATCCATCTAATACGTATGCGCAGCAAATTCAGTGGGATATTGATTATTATATGAAGAACTGGGGTGTGGCCTCTAGTAAACTCATTTTGGGCCTGATGCCTGGTGCAGATGATATGGGGCATATTCTCTCTCTTCAAGATGCTCTTAATCTAACGTCCTTTTCTAAAACCTTAGGTCTTAAGGGCGTAATGACATGGGACGCAAACCTAGATGCAACTGGCTTAGACGGTAATGCGCCTTATGCGTATACAATGGGAATTGAGGCAATGTTACCACCTATGCGTGGATTTTCGCCTTTCTTACCTAGACGTGTAAACAACGCTAGTCCTATGGCCTATCTGCTGCGCCCTACACCGGTTTACCCTAGACGTTCTTGAAACTGTAAAGAACACAAAAAATGATACAATCTAAGTCTTGTTTTGATTTCTATAAGCATTTAGGAAAAGTAAAAAATTGATATAGAGTACTAGTGTTTTTATTTTTACAAATGGAAACACTACTAGAACACACTATTCGTCAGCATCAGCTGCGGCTATGGGCAGAAATTACAAAGCATTGTACTGTTCCCAAGGAACTACAGGAAAAAATTCCTAAGTGGATAAAGTCAGGCCGACTATCTGAAAAGGCTATGAATTTCCAGACAGTATCTTACGTTCAGCCCGATAATAAGACATCTTCTCTTCATCACTCGTAAAGATATACTTATACGTGTGTCCAGAATTAAAGGTACTCACATACATGTATGTATTCAAGTCTGTAATTTTAGAAAGATATTCACTGCTAGTTTGTGTAGGTGAAAAAGGTGTACATATTTTTGATGGTGCATCTATATTTGGTATACCTGTTTTAGAAGGTACTTCAAAGAAACTTGATGTATAACTAGATATATAATTAATTCCTGAAATTTTTATCGTTGAAGTAATCGTAGACATAATAGGAAATGCTCTGTATCGAATACTATCAAATGTGCTTGACGGCAGCCAGGGATACCGTTTAATGTGTGCCATTTGTCCGTTTTTGTAATCATTTGATTCCTGCCTACTCAAAAATTGGTAATAAAGCTGCCCTCGATTACCTACTGTTATTTTTTGGTATACTATGTCGTCATTATTCTCAACACGTTCAAATGTATCCCATTGCCTTTGCAATGTTATCAAATCACTACGCGTTTTACATTTAACACCAGATAAGTCAAAAGCGTATTGAGTTCTCAAAGGAGTATACGACATACTTACTTTTTTATTCTTTTTTGTTTTTAGACCTATGCGCCTGGACTAGACCTCTACCGCTTCCAGTACTCATCATCTGCATCATCCTGTTTCTCGTCCTCCTCCTGGTCATAATAAGTGCCGTCGTCATTAGTACCAATGCCAGCTGTATCATCGCCCTTAACGTAATCAAGGTCGCTCTCAATGACTTCATCGTCGACATAACGAGTGGTCTTAGACTTACGAATAGGAGGACGGGAGATAAAGATACCTCCACTATCTAGCCTATTCTGTCGCTGAGTGGCAGCAAGAAGAGCCTCCTCATGTGCCTTTGCAGCAGCTTCTGCAGCATCCATCTCTGCGCGCTTCTTCATTACTTCTGAGAAGCTAACAGCTGGCTTCAAAATAGCCTTAGGCTTAACACCACCGAGCTCAGGCCAGTCCTCGACTACAGCCTTAGGCGCCGCTGCGGCTGCCGCTCGCTTCAAGCCGAATGCGCTTTGCGAATAGGTGTGGGTAGGTTCTGATGCACCAAGGTAGTGATCCATAATGGAACTGAGGTCATTAGGGCGCTTGGGAAGAACAATAGGTGCGCGGGCCTCCTCTTCCTGACGGCGCGTAGGCTTCTTGCCGAACGCAGCTGATGCATCAGCATCAAATCCAGAGTTGCGCTGCACTCCCTTGCCAAATGCTTGCGCAGCCGAAGTATCAAAGCCGCTATCAGACCTCATAGTGGCTGCAGGCTTACCAAACGCAGCAAATGTGTTTGAGGGAGCGATGGGCGGGCGACCAAACGCCGTCGCTGCAGAGTTGTTAAAACCAGTGCTGGGACCCGTCTTACGACGACCGAATGCAGCAGCGGCCTCAGGGGAAAAGTGGGAAGACATTTTGGAAAGAATGGAATAAACTGCAACATCAGCAACAGTTGCTGTTGTAGTTTCAATTTTTGACCGCCGCTCTACGAGTCGTCGAACATCAGCCTTCCTTTACCTCCACCGATTTCGTAGACATTCCACGATTCGGCGTACACAATTGCGTAGGCTTTACGACTAATGTTGCGGGCATCATATGCAGTGGAAGCAAGCACAAAGTATAATGTAGGAAGCACAGCACGCGTAAAACTTACAGTGCCGCTAGGCGTATTATAGTCAAATCCACCGAAAGGAACCGTATACACTTCATTAAATGCTAAGCTTTTGTTTTTCCAATACGTTGCAACATCTCTAAATATGTCAACGCTCCAACTTTTGATACGGTCTAGATTAGCAATATTCAGGCGTATCGAACTGATAAATGTACCGCCACCAGGTGGTGTGAGCACATTTAGCTGTCCAGACAAACTATTTGCTTCGCTACGTATACCGAGTAACAATCTATCCACAGGCCCGCTATAATCGAGCGCCAGAGGGTAATTCGCTGTAACGCCATTTGCAGCTGCATTCATAATGTTATCCTCTAGAGTAAAAATTTGCTGTTGTACATGCCGAAATGGAAACCTTAAAGTCGCTGCTTTTAACCAAGCATTTACATCATTTGGTAAAAATAAATAAGTCGATTCCAAGGCAATTTCAAGATTTTTCATACATACAGGTTGAAACGAGAACTGAGACGTATCAAGCGCTCCGCCTTGCACTGCCTGCACTTTTAAACGCATACCGAACGGATTAGGTCTTAAACGCCCGTCGGATGCAACAAGAACATCTGTGTAAGGACGTAAATGGACGCGAATACGATAACGTGCTCCACGTAAAGCCGTTAACGGCAATCCAGGTTCCCCTAGTCGCTGTGAGCCTAACATTAATACAGGCACACGTAAGGTAGTTCCAACACTTCGTGCTATATCTACTCCTGAACCGCCATAATGGCCGACCTGGTCGGCGAATAATCCAACTGTGCCAAATTCATAGGTCTGTCTAAGTCTCCAATCCATATGCGTGCCAAACGATTCACATATAAGTATATTATCGTTAAAGTACTGTATTTTATCAATCATATAAAATCCTACGTCATTTGTATATCCATAGGAAACGCCACTCATATCGGTAATCACACCTGTCGAATTAATTCCTCGAAGTTCCATTGGAAGCCAAGTCGGCAATTGAATACGCAAATATAAGTGGTGAAGTATATCTCCACGATGTTCTATATCAAAGTCTACATAACGACCCCATTCCGGGTTATTGCGCGGTTTCGCTATAAAGATTTCTTTAGAGAAGGGTGCACAACGTGTATATACGCTATGAAAAAAACTAATTTGTGGATTTGATGTGAAGAAGATGTCTTTTTTTCCACGAGCAACGAGTTCTAAGAGACCTCCACTTCGGCTGCTCATCCTTACCTAGGGTTTGGTTAGTTGTTCTCCTTAGAAACGAGAACAGTATTGGCAACAATAATCGCAACTGCACCCATCATTTGTGTCATATTAGGTACTTCAGATGCGCCCAGCCATCCAAACAGGTAGGCCGCAACAATACCTAAAAATGACAAGGCGCTAAAGATGACTGTGCTCACTTTGGGTATCATGTAAAAGCGGAGAGCGTACCCACCAAAGCCTACAATGGCATTAAAGAGTAAAATCGCGGACAGACCGGAACTGCTAACTTGGAATGTACTTGTAGCAAGTGTGCCCATCAATGTAGCCGCTAAAGCCAAGCAGACCCAAATCAAACCACTGCTACCAAACATCTGTATCATTTTGACCCAAGGAGCACTTTCAGTTCCTTCAGCCGGCCGAGCCTTGAACCAAAGATAAATACCTGTTTCTGTGATTGCCGCTAGCAAAGCAGCGACTACACCAATCATGTTCCAATCGCCTCCAACAGGCTGAGCTAACGCGATAGCACCAGCCAACGCTAATCCAATCCACGGCATAGTTCCCGTTTCCAGTTTTTCACCCAAAAGAGCGGAAGCTCCTAAAATATTCCACACAGGATACGTATAGAACAGAGCCATTGCATTGCCAGCAGCCAGCTTATCGAATGCAGTATAACTTACAAATACATGTAGGAGGTTCAGAATACCTGTGGCTAGCGATTCACCAGAAATAAGCGTAGTGAACAATAACGGTTGACCAGTCGATACAGCGCCGATGACTGCTAGTACTGTGAATACAAGCATACGTAGACCCAATTGTAAAAATACACTGGCATCCACTAATTTAATAAGCATAGGGTAAGCACTTAGAACTACTTCAGATAACACGACTAGACCGTTGGCCAAGGCGCTGTCCATTTACTACTTAGAGAGATAGTTTCTAGTAAAGAAAAGAAGATGAGCTTCCCTTATTTGAGCACGGGGAGTGGTCTAGAAGTTCAGAAAGTCAATTCAGCGTATCCTCAGAATATTCCGTCTATTGATAGCCGTCCCGTGATATTTCTAACGTCTGTTAGGATTAGTGACGACCATATCTGGGCAAATGGTCTCTTCCAAAACGTATATGTGATTTATAAGCTGTTTGAAGCTATGGGATGCATGCCATTCATGTTAGTCGATAATAACGATAACAACAAAGATGCGAATGTACATAAGAAATACAGAATGACTGATTTTAAGACGTATGCACAGCAGCCGTTTAGGGTCCATAGCTATATTGAGATGGCGATGAGTTGCGACCCAGGCATTCGTAAATTCTTTAAGAATATGGGTGCAAAGGTGTCTAAGTTATACATGGGCAATATTCTAAACATTGATATTGAAACGATTACGTTCATGAAGTCGGTGAATTTCTCGCATCACGTGGCTGGTGAGATTGATGAAATTTGGGTAAGTCCGCACTATGATATTCATGCAGATTATGCAGGCTGTATTAACGGTCTTTGTGGTAAGACGCGCATTGCGCCTTATGTTTGGGACCCTATCTTTATCGAGGAACTTGGAAAACAGTACGATGGTTCGCCGTTTTCGGAAAGTTCTGCTAGAACATTTGTTATTATGGAGCCGAATATCTCGTTCCAAAAGAACTGTCTAATGCCCATTTTGGCTATGGAAGCCTATTACAGACAATATCCTGACCGTGTTGAACAAGTAATCGTAGTCAATGGTGAGAAGTTTAAGAATACACCTTGGTTTATGGAGTGCATAGGATCAAATCTCCAAATACTCAAGGACAATAAGTTACAGCTCATGCCTCGCGCCCATATGCTTAATGCAGCGAAGGCTTTTAAACATGCAATTATTGTACAACACCAGGTCAATAACCAATATAATTATAGTTTTCTAGAATGGTTGACAATGGGATTTCCTGTTGTTCATAATGTACCACTTTTCAAGAGCTATGGTTATTATTACGAAGGAAATGACTTCCATGGCGCAGCGGATGCCATCCATACAGTTACTAAGACGCATCAGCATAATTTGGCGTCTTACGAAACAAAGGCAAAGCAACTTGCATACAACTTCAGTATTCATAATCCTGAGAATATTAAATTGTGGAAGGAACTTGCGTTGGGTAAAATTTAAAGCAAACCCCCTTATAATTTACAAATGGAAATATTTCAAAAAATATTTCCAATGAAGAAAGTGTATCCTTCTAAAACAACGCTATGCGTCGCATGCGAACGAGTAAATAATATTCAATACAGAAAACTCATAGCAATACAAGTTCATATAGCAAGAATACGTGGCTACAATCCTCATGAATGCACATATTCTTTACCGCCGCTTATACAGCCCAACTGCTCAAAATGTGGTCTAAACAACTCGTAAACTAAACTATCTAGACATGAAAGTAGGTATTACCGCAAGGTTCCAAAATAGTTACTTTTCTGGCAGCTTACCCCAGGTTGCGTGCGCCTTAGCACGTGCTTTACCAGACTGTCAAGTGGAACTTATCTATCCTCAAGGAGAACAAGATTGGTTCAACGATGTAGTCGATCATAAGGCATATCTTCCGCCTCGCGTAGCTTGGCAAAAGCAGACATATGACCTCATGATTGAGGTCTGTTGGTCTCTCTTGCCTGAAGAACGCCAGAAACAAAAGACGATTTATTTTGCACACTATCCACCTATTTTTCATGATATGGAGTCTTGTGTATATAATGCTAACATGACCAAACGTGATTTTAAAAATCTTTATGCAATTTGGACATACGATATGTATTCAAAGCAGGATGTTGAGTATTTTGAATTTCTTTCAGGCGTTCCTGTTGAACAAGTCCCGTATCTATGGGACCCAACGCCGTTAGATCTTTTCATAGAAAAGGAAAAACTTCCTTCTTGGGCCGCTTCTGCAACGCATGCAGAATCAATCGTCCCAGCCGATCATCCTAAGAGCATGTCATGGTGCTTACGTGTATTTGAAAGCAATTTTAGCAATAGTAGCCATTGTGTAATCCCGCTTAACATAATTAGTGAAATTAGGAAAACTGTCGAGCCAGTGAGATTTACAGCACACAATGCGGACACAACTGTAAATAATGAATTTATGAAAAATAATATTCTTAAAAATCTGCTTTTACCTGATGCACCTAGCACTATGATACCGCGTGTCCGCTTGCCTGATACAAGAAAGGAGAAAACTCTTATTATCGCGCACCAACGGTTCAGGCCCATGAAGTCATTTCTTCTCGATGCACTCTATCTTGGCACGCCGATGATACATAATAACAAGATTTTAAAGGGTCTTGGCATAGCGCCTTACTATTACGAACTCAACCAAATCCGAGATGCCGTCGAGCTCTATAAACAAGTACGCGATGATTATGTAGGAAGCCGAGGTTTTTTTGCATCTGGTTCTGAAAAGGTAAGACAAGACATTTTAAGAAAAACATTTAGTCCTTATGCTCTTTCTACCAAGTTTATGAAACTTCTTCAGACAACTCCTACACTCTCTAGGCCTCTTCCAAAGCCAATTCTAGTCAAGAAGGAGGACCACCTGCGCGTAGCATTTGCCACTATGTGGGACCAGTTCCAGCCTAACGACAACTTTTTTATGTACTTGCTCAAGTGGGTGGGGAAGCTAAACAATATAAATGTTGTACTTGATGAGGTCAATCCAAATGTCGTTTTCTGGGGGCCTCTAAGTCAGGGTTCAGAGCGTAAATGGCCTGATGCGAAAAAGGTATACTTTACGGGTGAAAACGCTCGCCCTACTCCGGCGAATAATACGTTTCTCAACTTGGGGTTTGATTATCAGCAGAACCAAAAATCCAGTTACATACGGTTGCCACTTTGGGTTTTAGAAATTAACTGGTGGGGAGCCGATGTAAAAAGGATGGTCAATCCGTTGCCCGTTTCTGTTACAGATGCCACTACAGCGGTGAAGGACCGTGGCAATCGTGACTTCTGCGCTTTCGTGGCGACCAATCCGAATAACCCTACACGGAATGCAGTCTTTGATACACTCAATAAGTGGCGTCCAGTCGCGAGTGGTGGCCGTCTGTATTGCAATTTACCGAATGGACCTATTCCAGGTGGTATGGGTGGCGGTGGCGGCGAATTAGCCAAGGTAGAGTTCTACAAGAAGTACAACTTTGTACTCGCAATGGAAAACAGCAGTAATCCTGGATATGTTACGGAAAAGATATTCCATGCAAAAGTTGCTGGATGCGTACCTATTTATTGGGGTGATGTAAATGTCGACCGAGATTTTGATGCTAATGGATATGTGGAGATTACGAAGTCTAAGAACTTAGATGATGTTCTAGAAAGAGTTAAGGTAGTAGCTGATGATAAAGACGCTATTGAAAAAATGGCTGCTATCCCTGCGGTCACACCTTATAAGCGCAAGTGGTGTGAAAAGACAATGGCCTATGTAGCTCAACAGATTTTCTACCAAATTACGGGCAAACAAGTCATTGTTAACGATGAGGACTGGGCTAAAGCAGAAAGCTTTGGGAAAACGTTTACAGCGCTGCCACAGCCACAGTCAAAGGAGCCTGTACTTCTGTCAAAAGATAGGGTCTTTGTTACAGCAGCGAATGCAAAGTTCGCTGAAGCAGCCGTCAATGCTATACGAAGTCTAAAAGCCGTCGAGCCGACAGTAAAAGCTGTCGTCTTTATCTGGCCTGATGTCTCTGACGAAGTGCAAGCTATTTTAAGAAAGGTTGGAGCGGATGAAGTACGTCTCCTACCAATAGCATCTGTAAGTCGCTGGGCAGATTTCTGGAATCCTGAACACTACGCTTGGAAGTTATGGGTTCATAAGATAATGCTTGATGAAGTAGCGGATAATACTTCTATACTTTATTGCGACAGCGGAACTATCGTTGTAAGTCCTCTTACAAATCTTTGGGCCCAGATTGCAAAGCAAGGTATTCTTGCAATAAATGACCCAACGCAACAGAATAAGCGTTGGTGTCACCCAACCTTTTGTAAGAATATGAATGTTACACAGGAAGAACTTGATAGTAATCAGCTATGGGCTGGATGCTTTGGATATCGTAAGGGTGCATACGATGCGATTGCGAATGAAGCCTTGCGAATTGCAGAGACGGAACGTGAGACAATTGTAGGGAATAAATGGAGCATGTATTCGGCTACATGTATGGGTCATCGTCATGACCAGAGTATTTTAAGCATTCTAACGCACCGCGCTCGTGTACCAAGAATAACTCTAAATGATGTGTATTGTGATATAAGTCATAGAGCTGCTGAACAATTCGGTGCCCCCCTCTATGTCCATAGAGGTAATTATAAGTATTTAGAACCTATCGTAGAAGGTATAGATGAAGGCTATTTGATTAATTTACTACGCCGTAAGGACCGTCTAGATAAATTCAAAGAAACCCATTCAAATCTAAAAAATAAGGTCTATGTATATCCTGCAGTGGATGGGCGTACTCTCACAATGACGCCAGAACTTGCGCACTGTTTTAGGAATAATGATTTCAAATGGAAGAAAGCGGTTATGGGCTGTGCTCTTTCTCATCTACGAATTTGGGAAAAACTTGCTAATGATACAATGGCGAAACGCTATCTGATTATGGAGGACGATGTAAAGTTCCAACAGAACTGGCTTGCGACCTGGTATTCTATGGTGCCCCATATTCCACAGGATGCTGATGTAATCTATTTAGGCGGCGTTCTTCCGCCTAATAAGGATGCCTTACAATATGTAGTAGACCGTGTCAATCCATACTTTGCGAAGGTTGCGAAAAATACTTTAACCAGTCCGCATCCTCGTCGTTACTTTCATTTCTGCAACTACAGTTATATCCTTACGCAGGCAGGCGCCAGGAAGCTTGTGCAACTTGTCAAAGAACGCGGTATTTTCACAAGTGGCGACCATATGATTGTGAACCATGGGGATGACTTTTTGAACATATATTTTACAACGCCGCTTTTAGCGACCTGTTTCCAAGAAGATGATCCTGTATACCAAAAGTCGGAATTCAACAACTTTAATCGTGTAGATAACTTCGATAGCGACTTATGGAATAATACAGACTGCTTTACGGAAGCTGAAGTAGCAGCGAAACAGAACGATGTCCCTGCTAACATAGATATGACCCCGCCTACATTAGAAATAAAAGAAATACAAAAAGAAGATAATATTACAGTGTGGAACAGACTGTTAAAGGAGATTGCATTAAAGAAGCTGGATAAAAAAACGTTAGACGATGTATTTAAGATTTGGGATACTATGGGAGACGTAGAGTTTTTGAAGAACTTTGGTTGGTTCCGTATCTTTGAACAATTTATAGTCTCCAAAAATCCTACACTTCTAGAAAAGAGAGAACAAATTCTATCCTATGCCGAGGGGCAAACAGGTAACCGCAAAGTTATCTTTAAAGAAGTTCTTAAGGTTTTACAAAACGATGTAGGACCAGCAAAACCAGCTATAGCACTATATAATATTCCACCTACAAATAAACAAGTAATCTATCATATGAAAGAAATCGATCCGACTACGTTTTTAGAAAACGATTGGCTATCTTATATTTTTTTGAAGCCGATACAATGGGTTCCTATTGAGGACACTATCGATTTATCTGGCAAGACAATTTTGTATCAGAAAATACCCCATATGCCAGGTCATGTTCAGACCACATTTAGAAATATCATTGCAAAGCTAAAAGAAAAGAGCCAAACAGCAGTTCTCTTACACTTAAGTGACGAATTTGCCAATGATGATATTAGTATCTATAGTGAATGTGTATTTTCAAAAATAATCCGTAATTATTGGAGACCTGACCTTCCTTCAACCAGTACACAACTTCCTTTAGGTTACACGAACGGTCGTAGCAATTATGCATACGATAGCTCACCAACGTTTAAGGATCGTCCTTATCTATGGAGCTTCGCAGGAAGTATGAATCGTCCTGGGCGCCAAGACGCCATTGCCAATTTACAAACTACAGGTAATTTTCAGTGCTTTGGCAAAGAGACATGGGAGTCACCCTATCCACAGGACGGACCAGCGTATATCGATTGTCTTAGAAAGAGCAAGTTCGTACCATGTTTCGCGGGTAGCGCAGCACTCGAATCTTATAGATTGTATGAAGCCTTAGAGCATGGTGCAATACCTATTTATGTTTCAACCCAATACGATGAATATAAGGAAATGTATGGACAAACCCCGCTTTTAGGATTTCCTTCTTGGGAAAAGGCAGCACAGACATTGCCTCTACTAGCGCAAAAACATGAAGTAATGGAAAAACATCGCAAGGCATGTCAGACATGGTGGGAAGAGAAAAAGAAGTCTCTGAGAGAAACGTTAAAACCAACAGCATAAAGATGTGGGTTTCACAACAGGAACGGTTCTAGCCGCAGGCGTTTGTGTAGCTAACACGTTCGCCACCAATGCGTGTTTATTCTTATTCATAGCTCGGCCAATTATTTGCACATTACCTAATCTATTCCATTCATCAATCGTATAATGATTACCCATGCTACGATTGCACTGTGCACAGATAGGGCGAAGATTTTCTAACCGTGTGGTTCCGCCTTTTGATTCCGGAATATTATGCCCGACTTCAAAATCAAAGACATTTATCTTATTTGTACACCATACAACATTACACTTGGATTCAAAGACCGTTCCGCAAAGAGATCTCCAAACCTGCTCTCTGAGAGCTTTGGGAATCTTCTCTTTTTTTGGCCGAGCCATATAAAGATTTTATATGTAGGTATACCTAGAATATGTCTTCAGTTTTTACAAGTCTGGATGATTTGCTAAAGGAGGCTGGGTTAGTAGAGCCGCAGATGCCACCAGCTACTGTAAATAAAAAGCGTAAGTTCATGCTTGTAGGCACACATGCGCATCAAACGACTGGATACAGCAAGGTTACATACAATATTATAAAAGAACTTGCGGCATCTAGTAAATTTGATCTCTGCCATTTTGGATTTCAGAAGTTCATTACGACAACACCAGATGGTTATCGTCCTTATCCCCCTACAGTTGATGTATATGACCCTGTACTCTTTGAACGCGAGCAAAAAGCGCCAGCGGAACAAGGGTTTGGTTTTTCACAGCTCGTTGCATATATTCGTAAGCAAAATCCTGATGTAGTTCTAATCTATAACGATGCTTGTGTAATTCATCAGTTCTTAGAGAAGATGAAAGAACTATCAGCCGAAGAACGTAAACGGTTCAAGTTGATTATCTATTTGGACCAAGTCTATACAATCCAAAGACCTGAATTTCTTCAAAGGATGGACGTCGAGGCTGACGCTTTTTTCGCCTTTACTGAGTTCTGGAAGAAGACCTTGGTAGAGCAGGGTATTAAGAAGCCAGTTCATGTTCTACGTCATGGATTTGACAGGGATGTATACACTTCACAAAATAAAGCTGAAATAAGGAAGAAGCACGGCATTCAAGATAATTTATTTCTTTTTCTTAATTTGAATCGTAATACACCTAGAAAGCGCCATGATATTGTTGTGCAAGCCTTCGCGCAACTCGTGGCCAAAAATCCTACAAAACCGATTGGACTTCTCTGTGTATGTGATAAGGGCGAAAACGGTGGATTTCCTATTCAAGAAATTTTTGTACGCGAGCTCATAACGATGAATGTTCCTCCCCAAATGCATATCAATAAGCTTATGATTAGTACTAATCCGCTTACGTATACAGATGAGCTTATTAACGAACTGTATTGTATGAGTGATGTAGGTATTACAGCAGCCGAAGGCGAAGGATTTGGTCTCTGTCAATTCGAGGCGATGGGCGTTGGAATTCCGCAAGTTGTACCAAACATTGGGGGATTCAAGGACTTCTGTACGAAGGATAATAGTATGTTAGTTGAGCCAAAATGGCGCACGTATCTACCGTTTGCTTTAAGCAGCGTTGGTGGCCTAGCAGAAATTATTGAGCCAAAGGATTTAGCGAAGGCAGCAGAGAATTATGTCTTCGATAGTGAATTAAGAGAAAAGCATGGTAAGGCTGCGAGAGAGACGGTTCTTAAGTACAGATGGGAGGATGAGATGAAGACACTCGAGAAGGTGATCGAGACTATCTAAGATGATCGCAAACCTCATGATTGTTCTTTGTAAGTTCCAAACACTGGTCATACGCGTTGACCTTCGCAGCAGGCAAGAGCCGACCAATAATGTTGTGCGCAACAGCATTGCCTGCGCCAAACGCCATTCCTTCTTTTACGACTTGGCCTAATGAAGGGGTTGTTGTTCCAACAGATGATAAAGGGTTTACTAGAGGTAGCTTTTGCGGCAAAACGTATGGCTTCACAGACGTTTGGCTATTGCGAGGCATTTTTATATTAAAACCTTCTATTTTTATCCCTCTAAACCTTCATAGGTCATAAAGAACAGCGCTATAAAGCTTAACGCGATACCGAATGCTTTTGTCGGCGAAACAACTTCCTTTAATAATAAAATCCCAATTAAAGTCACAACCACGTTACTTGTGAGGTTCCATACGAGGTTCATAAGTGCCATACCTTCGCCTTTCAGAGCAAAGAAGAAGATAATCGGGTCCATGGCATATACTAGCATTGGTACTATCATCCAGTGAAATGGCCATCCACCCACGATTTCTTTTACAAACGGCATCATGATAATATCCACAATGGATAATCCGAGACCGAAGCCAAGTGTCCGCCAGTTCAACATACTTATATTATTGTTAGAAGTTAAGGAATGCCAAGCCCCTTCAGGCCATCTAAGTATTATAAAGGGCTTACACGAAAGCAGAAGATTGAACGAAAGAAAGAGATTGACAAGTTCGGTACCAAGTCCTGGAAAGATCCTAGAGCCTACGTCGGGTTCAAGACAAATTCCTACGTAAAAAGTCGTCCTTCTAGCTACACTCAGCGTTGGCGTAAACGGTTTCCCGACGCTAAGTCTCTAAAAGATAAGTCAAAAGCCACAGGTGTGCCGTTAAAGTATATTCAACAGTCATACAATCGTGGTCTAGCGGCCTGGCGTACAGGCCATCGTCCAGGCGCCACAGAGCAACAATGGGGGTATGCACGCGTACACTCATTGCTCCAGTGTGGCAAAACCTATGAGACAACAGACTCTGATATTGTTCGAAACGCCAGGACACACTCGAGGAAAGCAAAGAAGTGGTTCGACCAATGCTAAAAATTGATTTCCGGCGAAAAGTATGTCCTTTTTATATAAGATGTCCCGCTTAGTTCGTATTGGGAAAAACATGGTTGAACTTTCAGGGTTACATGGTATTTGGGTAGGACCTGACCATTTATGTCGGTCAAAGATGACTTTATTCTATCCTGAGAAGCCTACAGTGGTGATTACATATGAGCTTGACGAACATGTGAAATGTGCTAAAGACGCAAAACTTCTAGAGGAAGCAAAGAAAGAGTTTGAAAAAACTTTAGGTGTAAATAAGTAAGGATGTTGTCTATCTTTATGAAAGAAGTACAAGATCGGTTTCCAGGTTATGAACTATCACCGCTTGGAACTACAAAACATACCAATGTATTGCAATTATCAAAAGATGGGTCTCCGACATTGGTCGCTAAGACCATATGGCACGACGTATCAGACCCTGAAGGTGATATGGGAATAAAAGTGCAAGACAAGGCGTATAAAACAGAAGTAAAAATTCTTAAGATGCTTCCAAACTGGTGGGGCGTTCATCTTGTTGCATATTTTAAGACAAAGTTAAATCGTGTGATTGTTACGAATGAAGTGGAGAACGTATCTTGGAAATCATACAAGAAGGGAAAGAATGACCTATCAGTTGCCAAACTATTGTATAAGCAAATACAGTGGCTTCATTTAAAAGGAGTAGCGCATAATGACCTGGAATTGAAGAATATCCTTTTTTCAAATACACCTATCATTATTGATTTTGAAAAATCAAGTATCGGTGCTACAAAGGAACAGAAGGAAAACGATTATCATTTACTGTTAACTAATCTGGAAGAAAATCCTAATACTAAAGCAATCGGTAAATTCTTAGAGCGTCTTTCTAAAGGCGGGAGACTAACACGAAAAAATTGAACTACGAATTCAGATTGAGTAACAAGTCGTCTTCTTCCAAAATGACAACTATTCCTTTCACTCTCGACTTCTTCGCTCAACATGCGATTAACCGACGACCCACTCTTCACGATATCATTCATTACGTTGCCTGGATGGGCTACATCCAGGAAACGAAATACTATCCTTCCACCTGCCTAGAGGCAGCAAATAACATAGAGTTTGCCTTCGCAAACAGCAGAGCCACCTATGGCAAGACACAATCCACGCGTCTTCATGCGGTCTGCGCGAATGCTTGGTCTAGCCAATACACAAAGGAGCAGCAGGCTTGGGCCGACAAAACAGAAGACCATGCTCGCTGGGGAACTATTCACTATGAGCCGAATTCTTGGCGCCGTACCTGGACCCCTATCAACGTGCGCCAGGCCAAGTTTGATGTCGAGTGGCGTAAGACGCGTGTACAGAACCTCATGTCCTTGGCGGCCGCTTACGCCAAGAACAATCTGCCCAATGTGGTCAATCAGAAGAACTCGAATGGATATTCGGCTCTTCATGGAGCTGTTTACAGTGGTAATCTGGAACTTGTGAAGCTTCTCTTGGATGCTGGCGCATATCCTGAGGGCGATTTGCCTGTTCTGTATGACTATGAGTTCCCTCCGCATAATGGACCCGCCGTTCCTAGGCGCGCTTTACAGCCAGCACATCGCTCGGCGAACTGTCTTCAGCCTTTCTTACACAGAAAGACTACTCTTACGGTTGCAATTGAGAAGAACCACGGTCATATCGTGGCTGAACTTGTTCGTAGAGGTCATCGCTTAGATATTTCGGACTTCCGCGGCGGCCTCAAACCATTCGAGAGAGCGATTAAGACGAATGCGCTCTCCTGCGTGAAGGCTCTCTTGAACGCTGGTGTAAGCACCAAGGGCAGCTTGTTTCATGCGATCGCTATTCGTGAAGACCCTACGCCTATGATTTCATTGCTCTGCTCTTTCGGTGCCGACCCAAATGAAACAGATGGCTATCAACGTACACCACTGATGATTGCGGCTGGCGCGCGACCCTTTGGCGCATATGGCCAGCATTTGGAACATACGATTAAGCCTCTCGTAAAAGTTGGTACACTTATTAATATGCGCGACCATCTTGGACAGACAGCACTGTTCCTAGCAGCGGCCCAAGATAACGTAGAAATCGTCAAGGAACTTCTGGACTGTAATATAGATACGCAACTTGTAGACCACTTTGGTAACCGAGCTATCGATATTGTAGAGGATGATAAGATTAAGATCCTTCTGGCTCGCGCAGACCTTAAAAGGAGATTTAAGGGTTCAAAGAAGACAAGATAGGCACTACATCGTAATCACAATGTCCTGAGAAATGAATAAACCAACTGTCATTATACAAATCTATCAGATTAATGCCGAACGGCTTATACAAAGGCCATATTGTATTAAATTTATTAGGCAATACTGTATACATATTTGCTTTTTGTATTTCATATCCTGTGCAGGATTGTTCATAGTGGTAGCCACGATAATGCCCTATTTGCTTCCCCTTGTGTCGTTCATATGCTTGATACAAAAACTCACCATGTATTTCAGGATTACAGACTAATAATCCACCATTTAATACCTTATCAGTATCTAGTTCAAAGTCACAGAGTTTATAATAGTCATGTGCAGATGTTTCCCAACCCATAGCTTTCTGTAATTCTAAACGCGCCATAGGATTTGGTTGGGAGTATTCATCTATCATACCAATTAATTGACCGCTTCCAACAAAGGTATGTATAGCGGGCGCATTAGGGTGAATTAAAATATCCGCATCTAGTATTACGACAAATTTGTAGCTCTTTGCCCATTCTTGTTTACACACCAATAATTTATTTAATGAAATCATATCAGGATGCTTCATAGAAGGATCCAAATAATCTTTTAATACGAACAAATCATAGTTATGTATCTTACAATAATTCTCTACGCTAGTTCGAAACAACCTATTATATTCGATTAAGTAGGCATCACCTATAGCAAATGTAACGATTAATACAGAAGCCATATCTTTTAAAAACTATTTAAAATAAAGCCTTAGACCTAAACAAGGAGAGCGTATTAAAAGAAGGAAATGATACGAATCGGAATCTGGTTCGACGTAACTCATTGTAGTTACGGTGGTCCAACCTTAGTTCTCCTAGGTGGAATTATAGGTCTTTTACAAGATGCGGAAACAACAGGTAGACCCATCGTTATTTTATTCAATGAACCAGGAGACGTAAATTGGATTGTAGGATATCTAGATGACTATAAATATATTATAAACTCTTTGAAAAATCCAATAATAGGACCTATGTGTTTTTCACATACAGATGCGTTATGCAAAGACTACAAAACACATAGAGTATGGCAGGCCGGCAAACAATACATAATAGCTAGCGAATGGTTTAAAAATCTTGTCCAACTTGGTCTACCTTTCAATATAGAAGATAAACAACTAACTGTATGGGGTTCAGGAGTAGATACAGAGTTCTATACACCTGGTGTAAATAAAACCCAGGACTATTTCGTGTACTTTAAATCTCAGAAATATGCATCCTTATCGAATGTTCACGTGTATCTCTTTAATAATTATTTTAAGATGGCTGGATCTCTTCTAACCTATTATCATTACAACACAACTATGTTAAAGGAAACAGCACAAAAAAGTAGGTTTTGTATTTTTATGTCAGGCGCGGAAACACAGTGCTTAGCCGCTTTAGAAATTATGGCTTGTAATATACCACTTTTTGTAATTGATACAACTAGTTATACGATTGAAGATATAACAGTAGACGCTACAAGTGTCACCTGCTGGGATGAACGATGTGGAATGAAAACGACGTTAGACAGATTAGAACAGGATTTTCCAACGTTTTATGAAAACCTAGAAAAATACAGACCGCGTGAGTTTGTGTTAGAGAACTATAGTTTCGAAGCAGCGGCGCATAATTTACGCAAGCTACTCAATCCCTCGGAAACATCATGAGTGCTAAAATTACACAAAAGAATACAATTGTGTGTAAAAACAGACCAATCGGTGTCGGGCAGCCACTATCGCTGGCAATTGTAAAGAGCCCGCCAAATAATTTCTGTAATGTCTTGTATGTTTCGGGGTTAGCAACCAGGAAAAATACAAGTGCTGAATAAAAACTATACTTGGCCTTCAATGCTATGTTCATTGCGCCTTTCTATAGTCTCTTGTTTTTTTAATTGTGCGCCGCAGCCCGCCAAACCGTGTCTTATAACCAGATACAGACTCAGGCACAACTGTTAGAATTTGTACTAAGTTATGGAATGCCTCTTCATATGTATTTGGTAGGATGCGTTCTATATTTTTGTAAGGAGCTACAGGTGAACCTGGAACGTCGGCGATTGCTCGTCCTGTAGGTGATTGCATTAACTTTGACCACGCTACCCTGAAGTTCTGGTATGATTTATTGTTGAAACTACCTTGTAAATCGAATATAATACCATCAACATCAGGTATTAGACTATTGGAGCCTCCCTTATTTGCGTATTTTATAAAAGATTTTAATCCATCCTTTAATACTCGTAGGTTTTCTTGGGTATATTTCTGAGGTCTAGTTCTCTTATTCTTCTTATTTCTTGTGTAATTTGTTACATTTGCTGGCGGTGGTACGTAGCGATTTGAGAATGGATTTGCTACTGCGCCAAAGTTTTCAGGTTGGCCTAGTCTTCCAGGGCCTCTTGGCTGCACTGGTCCAGAGCCTAGGCCGCTTGGCTGTCCAGGTCCCCCCCTTCCTTCGAATTCAGCTAGACGCGCACGTAGCCGCTCAACTTCAGGTTCTAGTTCAGCTACTCGGCCTTTTCCAGATGCTAATTCGCTTCTAGCTTGAGCTAGCTCCGCTGCAACCACGCCTTTCTTTAACACGAGTTCAGCTTTCTCACGTTCGCACGCCGAATGCCCGTCAAGTTTCTCTTGTTCGAGTTGCGCAACGCGAGCAGATAATGTTGCAATCTGCGCCTTTTGTTCCCCTATTAATTTTTCATTTGCTTCTCTTAACACTGCGTTCTTTCCAGTTGAATTCTTAGCGGCTGCCAACGAAGCGATAAGAGCATCGGTTTCCTCACGAACCAGGTCGGCATCCGCACGGTATCCTTCATTTCGTCTAGCCATTTCTGCTTGGGCTTGGCGCAACAAGTCCTGCACTTCTCCAATCTGTTGGTCATCTAGGTCAAGTGCATCTTGACATGCCGCGCGTTGAGCTTCAACCTTAGCAAGTGAAGCAGTTGCTTCATTAAGAAGTCTTTCATTTTCTGCCTTTTCTTTTAAGAGTGTCTTGTTCTCTCCACTTGCAGAATCTAACTGGGCCTGTATTCTATCTTTCAGTTCAATCAGATGTTTTTTCTCATCACGTAATTTATTAGCAATACGCTCAGCATCAGCAAGTTCAGTTTTGTGATTTCCATGCATAGCCGCCATTTCCTCACGGATAAGTGCAATTTCGGCTTTCTTTGCATCAATCTGTGCTTGGCGGTCTGCCGATTGTTGAGTTAGTTCACGTATCGTTCCATTCTTAGTATTCCCTGCGGCACGTAACGTCGCTAATTGTTCAGTTAACTCTTCGATACGCGCTGTCTTTTCCTGCAGCGCTCCTTTGTTCTTATTTTCCTCTTCTAGGCGAGCTCTTAATCCTGCCACAAGACCTTCAAGTTCGGCCACGCGAGCTATCGCTGCTTCGTTCTTTCCTTTTGCGTTTGAATTACGCAGACCGGCCAACTTCTCGCCCAACTTTGCGTCATACACTTCTAAGACACGCGTTATCGCCGCTTCTTCGGTTTCAGGAGTGTGTGTCGCCTCTATGAGCTTCTTTAAGTTTTTAAGTTTTATCTTCAGATATTCAGTGTTCTCTAGTTCAGCTTTTGTATATTCTCCTATTTCTGTTCTCACATCACCTAAATTAGATTTGAGTTCCTCAATCATGGCTGTCTGTTCAGCAATCTTTGCTAACAAGAGTTCGTCACGACCCTTTGTATTTGCGCTCAGGCTATTCACGCCAGCCTTAATAGCAGTTGTGTCTTCCTTTACACCAGCCAACTGTTCAGATAGGCTTCTATTTACATCGTCTAGTTTGGTTCCTATCTCCAAAACCGCCGCTTGTACCGTTTTAATATCAGAACTAGGGTCCTCATATAGCTGTGATAAAATGGTGCCTAGGCCTTCCTTTACTTCTTCGAGCTTTGCCTCGACCGTATTTGCCTTTAGCATATCCTTTAGTTCTTCTAAAAGAGGAGCAGCCGTATCCAACTTATACGAAGTTAACATTGTTTGAAGTCCAGAAAGCTGAGAGGTTACATCGGCGCCCTTTGCCATAGTTTCTTGGATGCTGCTAACTAGAGCTTTTAGAGCAGGAATGTCATCAATATGAGGTTTGAGCTCTTCTAAACGGTTCTTTATGTTTCCAAATTCCTGAGTATGTGTGTCTAAAAGGTTCTGGACTTTTAACAACATAGTTTTTGTCTCACCTAATTGGTATGATTCAAGTAGTCTCTTAACAGCGTCAATTGATACTGCGTTCGCGTCGACCTTAGCCGCTAGTTCATCGAGTTTAGGAATGAGAGCTACTAGAGGCTGGATAGCATTGAGTTTGGCTACATTTTCAGGCGCAACGTTATTGGCGTTCTCGATTGCTATTGGCGCTGGTGCTTTAATAGTTTCAAGTAACGTTTTTAGCGCGGCAATCTTAGCATTAAGAGTTTGACCCCCTGAAAGAACATTCGTCTTAATATCTTCAACAAGCGTCTTTAACAAAGGTATTTCATCTAGCTTTTGCGTGACGCCTTGTATATCTTCCTTAAATCCTGTTTTTGTCCAAGCAAGTAGTTCCTGAACGTATTCGCCAATTTGGTCGACGCCATGTTCTTTAATCTCTTGACTTAGACTGGTTAAAAGCGGAAGTATTTGATCGGCTGGGGTAATTCTTGATTGAATGTCTGCAACGATTGTTTTTACTTCAGGTATAGTATCAAGTATTGGTTTTAATTCATTTACTTTCGCCTTTATGCTTTCAATACCATCATCAAATCCAGTCTTGGTCCAAGCCAGCAATTCTTGCATATATTCGGCGTTGCCCTCGATTAAATGTGTTAGATTCTGAAGCGATTGAGTGATATCTTCATTCTTAGCCATCTTGGTTTGAATATCCGTTAAGGCAGCTTTGAGTTCAGGTATTGTCTCGACCATAGGTTTTAGTTCATTAAATTTATTATCCAATGTATTTTTAATGTCGTTTAAGAGCTCTGGAATTGGTTTGAATGGCGCAATTAATGCATTTACGGCATCAAGTATCTTTGTTACGTCTTCCCCCTTAGCCATCTTGGCCTGGATATCTAATAGAACGCTTTCCATAACAGGTAGTTTGTCAAGCACAGGTTGAAGCGCCGCGAGTTTTTCAGTAATCGGCTGTAATGTATCCTTGAACCCTGATTTCGTCCATGCAACAAGTTCTTCTAATAGGGGTTTAAGAACAGAGACATTCTGGGCTTGTATTAATGCTTTTAGTTCAGCAATTTTATTATACATAGTTCTACCTCCTGAAATAACAGTAGCTTGCAGACCTTCAATGATAGGTTTTAGCTCTGTTATGACTGGCGTTAGAGATTCTAACTTAGCAATCAGTTCGTCACAATTTGCCTTTTGTACGTCTGAAAGGTTAGACCTAACGCCTTCAGGATCTTCTTGGACGAGCGTAATATCGGCTTGTTTGTACAGGGAAACGCGCGGAGAGTTTACTCTAACAGATTGTACACCACCACGCTGCCCACCTGACACAGGCGATCTAGGTTCGTTTACAGGTGTCATCGGTGGTGGTGGAGGTGGTTGCATAAATGGGGCTGTTGGTTGAATCAAAGGCTCATCGCCTATGCATTCAATCTTAGCGACTTCCTCTCCTTCAACCGGTTCGAACCCTATAATCTTGCCCTTTTTACAATTTAGTTCAGGTGTTAGAGCCTCGCCGTCCGTTCTACTTACGATATCTCCAATCTTGAACTTTTTCTTGTTACTTTCAGAATATTCTACGTCTAATGGATTGACCTCTTCTGTAGTGCCATCGTCATCCCATTTTACAATAAGTTTGTATTGACAATGATGGCCACCACCTACTGCGTATTGGTGAGGTCCTACTCGAACAGGATTGGCGGCAGCTGGTGGTGGACCACCTACTCCAGGTGGCGGTGGTGGTGGACCACCTACTCCAGGTGGCGGCGGCGGTGGACCACCTACTCCAGGTGGCGGCGGCGGTGGACCACCTACTCCAGGTGGCGGCGGCGGTGGCGGGTTGACATTGCCATTTGTAAGCAAGAGCGGCCTTTCAATGTTCTCGAGTGCAAGAAACTGTGGGCTATTGGTGTTTTCAGAAGAAGAACATGATTTTTTTAGCTTATATTTAATTACTGTACCAGTACGACCCGCTTTGTTTTTAATATGAGTTCCCATTGGGATAGTTGGCATGGGGCATTGGCATCGACGCTTAGGCAATTTATTAATTTTATATTCTATACTTTTTAATATAGTAGTTAGCGGCGTCAAGTTTACATCATTAGGGTTTCCTTTACCATTTATCTTTTCTAACTTACCTTTTATGTCATTTAATATTGATACTAACGCAGAACTATCACAGTTTACAGTTGTAGTACATCCTGGGCCTGAAGTAGTTGTAGGTGCTTGAGGAGGTACAGCAGGTGCAGGGTCTACGCCAGCATGCATAATGGGTACCCACTTTGAACCCTCTGTCTCGCATTGTTTAAGGGAATCGGGGTCTGTAACACCATCTGAGCGTAGGATTGCATCAATCTCTTCCAGCTGTTTCTTCTCACCTGTACGCTGCTGCAACGAAGTTCCAACGCTGGCAATACTGTTCTTAATAATCGCCCGTTTCAAGCAAAGTATTCTGCGCGCGAGTGGCGGTAGAGGTACTTTTTTATCACCTGACGCCCATGTTAAAAAATCACGAATTTCTTCAGGAGCTTGGACGAGATTATTATTTACCTTTTCTGCCCCTTTCTTCTTTTCAACCACGCGAAGAATACGAAGTAACGGTAAATCCTCATCAATAAACCCTGTGACCGATGATGCCCGTTTCGAAACGGAATCGGCATCATTTGCTATTTGAAACCCCATAAAGGAAGGCATACTTTCTAAACAGAGATATCAATTTAACTTAAGCCTTTTGTAACGTAAATGCTATTTTATAAGGGTCTTTTATGGTAGCTTCTTGTCCTTTACCGCTTGAAGAAACCGGGATAAGTGTAAAAAGTTTATCGTAATCGTCTATATTTTCTGGAACTTTCTTCATCCCTTCGATAATTTCACCATCTTCGGCCATTACGATTGGTGGACGTGTCTTACGTTCAGGAAATTCTTTGGCACGCTCGACCTTCTGTCCATGATTAGCAAATTCGGTTGACCAAATTACATAATAGGGTACTTCGCATTTTCGGCTAAGGCGTAAACTGGCATCAGTTGTACAATGAGGTAATTCGTCAAAGAATTCTTTCAAATAAGGACGAAGCGTTTGTTCCATCGCTGAATCAATTCCAAGCGAAGAAAGCACCCGGATTTCTTCATCGGTCAACGTTGCGCCACTCGCAGGATTTTGAAAGTACTTTTCTCTGCGAGCACTGTCTAGCATGTCAGTGCCTATTGTAAACGTTTCATTTGCTAGACTAAATGTCTTACTCATTATCCCTATTCTTGGCTGCGTTAAAAACAGAAACTGTGAGCGCGCGTTAAGGTCTAAAATAAACAGTTTGATAATCTCTTAGAATGGCAACACCACTTCCACCTGTCCTCGAGCGTCGGGCTGTTACCGTCAAGAATCGTGTTCAATGCAAGCAAGACCAAATTGTGACCTGGTTACAGGAATTCTATAGTGTTAAGGAAAACGTAGATAAACTCTTACCTATTTTGCAAGGCAAGTCGCCTATTAGCCTCAGACTGGTGGACTATTTCGTGACAAACTATGCAAAGAAGACGAATGCTAGTTATATGCAAAACGACAAGCATTTTCTAGTATACTTTAATTATAAGCGTGAACTCAATGCATATTCCAAACGCCTTTTTGACCCGTTTTGCCGTAGAGAACGAATTATGTTCGAGTCAAGAGGCGTAGAAGCATTTATGACAACTGTAGGTCAGCTCAACTTCTTTCGTTGGTTCCTTGAGAAAGGAATATTTGACTATATGACAGAGAACCGTGAAGCTATTGAGAAGGATATGAATGTAACGCTTAAAAATCATTACAGTCGTACAAATTCTTCGATTACGGATAGCGTCAAGTCTGACGAAGGGTCAGGCAGCACAGAGACACTTGATAGCGTTCAGTCCATCAGCACCGTTGCTACACAGTCACCGAAGTCGAGGAAGAAGCGCTGTGAACTTACGCAGTCGGCGATGAAGAAGGTAAATGTTCACGAATGCGAGGTTGTTGTGAGTTTCACTTAGGCTTTTGGCTGATATCCTTGTTGTGGCCTTAGCAGTTCATATGCTTCTAGAGACGCCGCGTCCGCTGCCGCTTTCGCAGGAAGCCATCGGTCATAAAACTGTCGTTCGTTTAACTTGCGGTCGGAATCCGTAGCAAGTTCCCTATTATCTTCAACCACAGCACCACGCAGCTCTCTAATTGTATTGCGCGCATCAAAGCCACCAGCATCCAACCGTTGCGTATACGGATTACCTGAAAAGGTTGTAGCGGGTGGCACAATCCCCCCAGCTGGTGGAGCGTTACCTAAATCGCCCGCTTTCGTAGCAGCACGGGGCGGGTCAGGAATATACTGAGGCTGTATATGGTATTGAACCGTATTTGTTCGACTACAAATAGGGTTCATGTCATTGTAAACCGGACGACCATTCGTCTTCAAGTTATCGCTAGAAATAGCCGTAGGAGGTGTAGCGTGAAAATTATCCCAAGCGCGACTATTTATTACGTCACGCGCTTGGTTTTCTTTTCTAATCCGCAAAATTGTAGCACTCAAAGGCAATGTAGTAGGGTCAGCAACAGGAGGAAGCCCAGCTCGTTTTTCATTCTCTATAGCATTCCAGCGAGCATACAATTCATTGTTCATCTTGTAACCTGTTTCTGTTTTCTTTTTCTCCATTTTTCCTTAGGCAGTCTAAACGTTAATCACTATATGTACATAGGAAGAATGATACGTTCTAAAACAGTACGCCGTGGCCGCAAGGCCGCTAGCCCAATAATTGCAGCAACAGATATTTCTGGAGTTATCCAAGAGCCTCAACCCTTAGTACTGCAACCTACTCCACAGCCAGTACCGGTAGAGACACAATTTGATAAGAATATTCAGAACTTCTTTGTAGCCGAGTCGGCGGCCATGAGCATACAGAAGCCCTGGCTTCGCTTAGAGCGCGGTATTCGTCTACAGAAATTTCGTACGTATGCGAATGCCTATCCTGGGTTAACACCAGAGGAGCAGGAAAACCTTTATAAGGTTCTTATGAAGGCGAATGATGCCAAACTTCTCAACACAAAGCAGCAGATTACCTATGAGAATGGTGTTTTAACCGCTGTTAGAGGCCTTAAAGTTGTGAAGAGTGGAGACCCAACAAAGCCAGCCGTGTTCAAAATTGATATTCCAAGACCTACAAAGAAGAATATAGAGGAACCGCCTAAACTAACAGCCACTTTATAGAATTAAATGGATTCTATAGAGATGGTCTACACGGCCTGTACAAAATGGTTAGACGATTTGATACAAGCCCATCCCATGCCGCTCGTTGATAGTTACGACGCAGCGACATGGTTTGAAGAAGTTGTGAAAGATGCTTTAAAAATCTTTCTAGAATACGGGTTTCAAACCGACCGCGCTCGTAATGACGCAATGATTATTCTACGTGGCCTGTTTTATGAGCACTATTTATTTATGAAAGAATTTTCTGCCACCCAGATTAAACCGAATCTAGAAGCACAGGCGCGGTTGGAAGCGGCCCCGCAGTCTTCACAGAAGTCCGCAGCATGGCATGCAGAGTCATACAATATGATTTCGGGTCACGAATTCGGAGCAATCTGTGTAGGAGGCCCAGCTGAGCGTAAAGCGGTCATTGAGAAGAAGTGTGGTCCGCAGCTTACGGTCTTAGCCGATACAACTGATAGTAAGATAGTGTATTTAACCTCAGAGGATGGAACACTTAGCCCATTCAAGTGGGGCTGGAGGTATGAACCGGTAGCTCGCGATGTCTTTGAAGCTCATCATGCTGAAGGCAAAGTGGTGGATACACTTGGTCGCTTAAGACACACGACGCTGCCGCGACTTGGTGCAAGTCCAGACGGTCTGATTGTTTCAGGTCCCCGATGTGGGCGGCTCGTTGAACTGAAGTGTCCTTCCAGTCGTACTCTAGATGGCACTATACCTATGCGGTATTATTGTCAGATGCAGTTACAGGCCGAGGTCTGTGACATCGATGCAGTTGAATACTTTGAGATAGCCTTTGCGTCATTACCAGTTCTAACTGACGATATAGTTACCAAAACGCGTCTACCGTATGTTGGAAAACTTTGTGTTCTAGGTAACGAGAAGGGTGAAGCCGAAACCTATGCATACAGTCCTGTGTACCCGGCTACTAAAAAGGGTATTTCAGATGCCAATAAGTGGCAACCGTTAGGCACTATTCTTGAAACCTGTTGTTGGTATGTGAAAGATTCACACCATAGCACGGTTCTCAGAAACAAGCGATGGTGGTTAGATGTAGGCTTTCCCTCTTATAAACAGTTATGGGAGGAAATCGACGTAGCCCGCGCGTCAGGGAAATACAAGCGTCAACCTCTGTTTATTGACGATAAAACGACTGTGGCCAGCGACCGTACATCTGACGATGATGAAGCCCCGCAGTAGACCGACGGGCCTAAATATTCATGATTCCTAAGGCTCCTTTTTTCTTAGTCTTTCTACGATCATTGCCGTTTTGCAGTTTCTGTGATTTCTGTCTAATCAAAGGCACTTTCAAGAGTTTTGCGTATTGATTGCGAGCTTTCTTAGCTGTCTTAGCACCCCAAGCGTAATGGCTTTGGTCTATTGTTGCGATATACGTATCTAAAATTGGTAATAGTTCTGGTATTTTGGAAATCCAATCATCATTAAAGAAAGGCTCAAACGGAACTTTATTCTCTGGTGTCTCATTTAATACTTCGAATAATCTTATTGGACTTAATACATCTTCGGGTGCACGACAAACCACATAATAATAAATACCTTTACCACATTTTTGAAAAACATCTTCTAGAGGAAATTCGAGAACTTTCTTAAGCCCTTCTTCTTTCTTCACGGTTTCCATATGATGGGTCACATCGGCTACTGTGGGAAAAAGACTTCCACCAAACATGTCTAAAGGGGTAAAGTCAGAAGGCATATCTGTTTTTTGCCAAGGATTTCCATATGGTTTAAGATATTTAAAGGATTTATCACAGATTGTTTCGCCAGCCGGATTTAGTTCAAAATCAGTAGCATTTAGAGGAAATTTGTAAACGCCACTCTTCATAATTTTCACGGCATCGATCTCTTCGCCGCTGCCATCAGGTATAGTAACACGCCAATCCAAAAACATTTGCAATTTTAAAGTGGGGTAAGGCGCCCCCGTAGTATAAATATGAATTTTTTTACCACCTATTAACATTTCAACATCTTCTTTATTTACAATCGGGAATGACAGTACATTATCCATTCGCCTATCAGCAAATGCATTAACCATAGGGCAGACTTCATCCGTGCTAGTTATAATTCCACATTCAGATAACGTTATTAAGGTAATTCCTTCTGGAATTATTTTGCGTTCTTCAATGTTTTTAATTTCTTCAATGCCATGTCCTAAAATAAGATATTTGCTTATGGATTGGCCCATTTGTTTATACAGCACATAATTTTTGTATAGTGTCTATAAATACAAACGGGTTTTGGTCATCTCGGGATTTAACCCTTTCCTCTCGTTGAAACTCCTCTTGAAATCCTTCTAGAACTGCTTTATCAAATAGTTCTTCTCCCACATGGTCTTCTAGTGCTTCAGCAATCCGCTGGACTGGTGTATATCCCCTATACCGCCGAACGCGTCTATATAGTTTAATTTCTGACCTTAGTATCTGTACTTTATCATCAAAGAAGGCTAAACAATCAGGTGTGGAAGGCAAAGGCAAATCAGCAACATGTAGGCAGTTACAGAGATCTTCATATGTTTTAACCTTTAATCCAGTCCTAGCTGCAAATCCACGATGAAATCCAACCTTAAAAGGATTTACTTCGGTAGACATAAGATTTAACATCGTTTTAACAAGTTCGACCATAACCGCGCTGCCGTTATTGCTGTAAAGAAACGCGCCGTATACACCCCCTTCTTTGACCGCTTTTGAAACTTCGTCCACAATTAATTGCATATTCGAACGTAATAGCCAGATTTGTCCAACCTTGTCTGCTTCTAATAGCAATGGCGCGAGTTTCTCAACACCTAATGCTTTTACGAAATAATAGGCTGGCGTCACATTCGCCAAGCAATCGTCCATGTCGAAACCAATCCATTTGATTTGTGCCATACAGTTCAAACTATATAGCATAAATTAATATCAATTTTTTTAGTTCACATCTACTGGAGCACACTGTGTAGATGCGGGATAGTCGCCACCGCCCTCAGGCTTGTTACCTACACCATTCCAAGGTGTATAGAAGGTTCCTACAAACTCGTGATTGGGTGCTGAGCAACTATCGGGATACTCATGTTGATAGTTATTAGTACGCTGTAAGTAGTTCCGGGTCTTTTTCAAACTTTCGCCAATATCGCTGCGATAGCATGTTTCGGAAGTCATCTGAGCCCAGCGACTTTCTGCTTCTGGTAAGCCCATAGCTGGCAGAGCTGCTGACATAACCAGTTTTTCGGCACCGATATTCATAGCCGCGGCTGGGCTCAATGTCGAATCTTCTTCGAACCCACCTGGTGCCAAAGTCGGTATAAAATTAGACGATGGAATATTATCAAATCCTTCCCAGGGCTTAGGCTTAACAAAAACGTAGGCTATGGCTACGATAATTATAAATAATAAGGCCAGTGTTATGCCTAAAATCATTCTATATATACCAGCGACAAAATTGACCTGCGTTCGCAGTTCCTCCAAAATTCTTAGTTATAATGGAGAACAATATGCAAGTTATGAAGCGTGACGGCAGGAAGGAGGATGTGGCCTTCGAAAAGGTGCAGGAGCGTATTGCTAAGGCGGCCGCGGGGCTCCATGTAAATGTTGCCAAGGTTGCACAAGGCGTTCTTACCCGTATTGTAGACGGTATTACGACTACGGAGCTCGATAACATTACTGCAAATCTTGCGTATAGCTGGTCAACAACTCATCCCGACTATGCTGCACTAGCAGCACAGATTGCGATTAGCAACCATCAGAAGAATACACCCGCTACATTTCAGGAAGTTGTGGCTCGCTTGGATGCAGTCAAGGACCGCACGGGAGAGCCGGCGTCATTGCTAGACCCAGCATTCGTAGCCGCAGTGAATGCAAACGCTGCCGAAATCGAACAGCATATCGACTATAGTCGCGACTACCTACTTGATTACTTTGGGTTTAAGACCCTGGAGAAGGCATATCTTCTCCGTGATACCGACCGCAAGGTTTTGGAGCGACCCCAGCATCTGTGGATGCGTGTAGCACTCGGTATTTGGACTAAGGACCTGCCCAAGGCGTTTGAGACGTATGACCTTCTCAGCAAGAAGTATTACACGCACGCCACGCCTACACTCTTCAATGCGGCTACGAAGCGCCCGCAGCTGTCGTCCTGCTTTCTTCTAGCCATGAACGGCGACAGCATTAAGGGAATTTACAAGACGCTAGAGGACTGTGCTCTTATTAGCCAGTATGGTGGTGGCATCGGTCTCCATATTTCAAATATCCGTGCGAAGGGCGCCTTAATCCGTGGCACCGGCGGCATCTCAAATGGCCTCGTTCCCATGCTCCGTGTGTTTAACAATACGGCGCGCTATGTTGACCAGGGCGGTGGTAAGCGCAATGGCAGCTTTGCCATGTATTTGGAGCCTTGGCATGCGGATGTGGAGGAGTTCCTGGAACTTAAGAAGAATACAGGGTCAGAGGAGGAGCGTGCGAGGGACCTCTTCTACGCAATGTGGGTGCCAGACCTCTTTATGGAGCGCGTGGATGCGAATGGTGACTGGACGTTGTTCTGTCCGTCAGAGGCACCTGGTCTAGCAGATGTCGTCGGCGAAGAGTTCAAGGCTCTCTATGAGCGGTATGAGCGCGAGGGCCGTGGTCGTAAGACAGTTAAGGCACAGAAGCTCTGGTTCCACATTCTGGACTCCCAGATTGAGTCAGGAACACCCTACCTTGTCTATAAGGATGCAGCTAATCTCAAGTCCAACCAGCAGAACCTGGGCGTAATTAAGTCGTCCAATCTCTGTACGGAAATCATTGAGTATTCTAGCCCTGAAGAAACCGCTGTCTGCAATCTTGCCAGCATCTCGCTTCCTGCATTCGTAACTGCCGGCGAGTTCGACTTCAAGAAGCTACGCGAGGTGACAAAGATTGTGGTACGCAATCTCAATAAGGTTATTGATATCAACTATTATCCTGTTCCTGAGGCGGAGCGGTCAAATACGCGTCATCGCCCGATTGGTCTCGGTGTCCAGGGCCTCGCCGACGTATTTGCTATGCTCAGCCTACCTTGGGAGTCACCAGAAGCCGCGACACTGAATAAGCGCATCTTTGCGCATATGTATTATGCTGCAGTTGAAGCCAGTGTGGACCTCGCCGTAGCAGAAGGGAGATATGAGACATATGTAGGAAGTCCAGCAAGCAAGGGTAAGTTTCAGTTCAATCTATGGAATGTAGACCCCATTCAAGATGAGGGGCTTGATTGGGATTTGCTTGGACACTATCTTAGTAGGATTGGCATGCGAAATTCACTCCTTATTGCCCCTATGCCTACCGCCTCAACCAGCCAAATCCTCGGCAACTGTGAGTGTGTCGAACCGTATGCCACGCATATCTTTACCCGTCGCACCCTTGCCGGTGAGTTCATTGTACTCAATAAGCACCTCGTCAAGGCGCTCTTGGACCGAGGGCTCTGGACCGCCGAACTTAAGGATGCAGTAATTGGTAACAATGGCAGCGTTTCAGGCCTAGCTGCAGTACCCGAGGACCTTCAGCGCATCTTCAAGACAGTGTGGGAAATTAAGCAGAAGACGTTAATTGATATGGCAGCGGACCGTGGTCCCTATATCTGTCAGAGCCAGAGTCTCAATCTATTCTTAGCCGACCCTGACTACAAGAAGTTGAGTAGTATGCACTTCTATGCTTGGCGCAAGGGACTGAAGACAGGCATTTACTATCTCCGTACTCGCGCTGTAGCCCAGGCGCAGAAGTTTACGGTCGAGCCGACCCAAGCTCCCCAGGCCCAGGAACCACAGGAGTGTGTTATGTGTTCTTCATAAAAAACAAAACACAGAATTAAGATGAGTAAAGTTAATCGCCTAGACCTTTATTGTAAGTATTGTGATAAAGTTTTTTTAACAAATTTGGAACAGATAGCGCATCACAGGTCAGAATGGCATCGCGCTAATATTAAACTTTTACAAGAAGGTAAAGAGCTAATTACAGTTAAAAACTTATTAAAAACATCGAGTGAATCGGCCGACCTAGACAAATATTATTGGTCAGAATATTATCTAATGAATAAAACTAACGTTCCTAGTAATTTTGCCGTGTATATTAATAACACCTACCTTTCTAAACAACCTAATTATTGTATCAAATTGCTGGACGTTGGATGTGGTAATTTGCGCGACGCAACTTTTTTCCAAAGTAACGGATGCTCCGTGACAGGGATAGATAATGCTTCAACTATACCTACTTCGCCTGATGTATCAATAATACAAGAAGATATTTTAACAGCTGTCAATAAAGTGCAAGTGATGCAAGATGTCATTTATATGAGATTTTTTCTTCATGCTGTTCCATACGAAGTAGGCGAAAAAGCAATACAGGCATGCCAAACGCTTTTAAAATCGGATGGTCTTCTTTGCATTGAAGTGCGGTCAACAGATGAAACAAACATTCAAGCGAATAGTATTCTAAAAAATGGTGCGTATGTAACAGAACATTCTCGATGGCTCTATACAGCAGAAAGGCTAAAAACACTTCTACAATCATTTGATATCGTAGAGCTAAATGAGAATAAAGAGTTCTCGCCAACACCGAAAGAAAAACCAGTTCTAATACGTGTCGTAGCCAAGAAGACAAAAACCAATCTATACGAAACATCTCAAAACTATAAGCTTTATAAAGCAGCTCTGTCAAAGCAGATTGACTACTTAAAAACATCATTGCTCGATTTAGTCAAATTCAATAAATTAGTAGAGGACAATTCAATAAAATACACAGCAGTAGGTGGAACTCTTCTTGGTCTTACTCGCCATGGTGGCGCCATACCTTGGGATGCCGATATAGACATAGGATTAACTGAAGAAAACTTTGTAAAACTAATGGGGTTAAAGCATACGTTCAGATTACGCATCGAAAAAAAGAATAAGCACTACCATTTTGGAACACTGGATATATTTTTACTAGAAGATAAAGACGAATGGTATGAAGGAGAAAACCAGACCCTTTGTCATAAAACAGAATACGCTACTTTGAAGAAACATAATTTCGGTAAGACATATGTATACGCGCCAGTAAATTCATCAAAGACGCTGGAACGGAAGTATGGCGCCGAGTATTATACTGTTGGTATGGTAAAAGGTCAGGCGCCTTTTAAATTAGTGAATGAAGACAGAAGCTGTGTGTAAAAACTGATACTGTCTTTTTCACAACCTTAGTAAGTAGAGAATGAGATTTTGCCCACTCTGTAATTACTACCTTTATTTGAGCTCGCCCGATGACGGTGCAGTTAAGCATTTATGTAAGAATTGTGGATACAGTGAGGCGCTGAACCCTAAGACAAAGGAAGATTCGCTTATTTTAGAGACGAATTTCCGTAGTGGCAGCAGCGCAGGTGGTGCAGCTTCCGGTATTACAATAAACGACTTTACGCTAAAGGACCCTACGCTCCCTCACGTCAAGACACTTCGTTGTCCAAATGGCGGCTGTCAAACCAATGTAGATGAAAAGCTACGTGATGTGATTTACATCAAGACTGACCCTACAAACCTAAAGTTTCAGTACGTTTGCACAGTTTGTAAAACACAATGGACAAGTTAAGGAACAATGCCTCCGGTAGGTGAGCTTAAAAAAATAGTCAGTCTTGTTGATCGTAGTGACTTTGACCAATATATGTATCCTCAAGACTCCGAAAATACAAAGTTCCAACCAGCCGTTACGCCGTATCATAACTATACAAAAGAGACAGTCACATGGCCGTTTGTAGGAAGCCCAGAGTGGGGTAAGCGCATTACATTCGAAGTACCCTGGCCATGGGAGGGCGATTTTTTGAACTGGATAGCGCTCAGACTAAAACCACTATCTTGGATACCACCGAATGTTCAACAGCATCTTGGGCCGACCTTAGGTGATTGGAAGATTACAGAGGGTAATTTCTATGTATGGGCAAATAATCTAGGTTCTTCTGCGATTGCCTTAGCAGAAATGGAAGTTGATGGTGTTATCGTAGAGCAGTTCAGTGGCGACTGGATAAATGTATGGAACCGAACAAATCACACGGTGAGTAACGCCACTGGATGGGACGACGCAACGTTGGGAGCCTATACACAACGGCCTTCTGTTAACAATACGTGGCCCAGTGAAGACGGCTATATTTATTGTTATCTCCCATTCTGGTTCAGTCGTTGGGTTAATACAGCCTTTCCTTTGGTAAGCATAAGAGGCCCACGCACTGTGCGTTTTCACATTACGTTGAGACCATTCCTAGAAGTCATACAAAAGTTAAATGGTCCTCTAGCGTGCAATGAATCCCCTTTGAATACAACATTTATCGTTCAGAAGCCTCCTTTAAACGCCGGCAACTATATTTCAATTACAACACAGGGCGGAGTGCCGGCATTTGAAGCAGCTGATATTCTAGCTGGTATAAGTTATATAGAAAATCCTTTACGCCAGGCCTATATTGAGCAGCCAAATGAACTTATGATGAACCCAGTAACTGAAATAACCTATGGTGAGCCGCTCAAATACGTCTTAAGTAAAACAGTTGATGGGATTAATATACAGCTTCCTATTGTTGGTAATGGGCCATTAAAGCAATTGCTTTTCTTTATAAGGCGTAAGGCGGTGTCAGAATACAATGAATGGACCAACTATAGCGCTACAAACACACAAGACGCCGATCCGATATGGAACCCTGTAAAGCCGCTATTAAAGCACGCAGTCTTGCAAATAGGCACAGCGACTTGGGTCGATGAGGGAGAACAATGGTGGCGTTCAGCAGCGAATACACCTATGCCTGGAGGCGTACGTGGATACGGATCATATATTTATGGATACAACTTTGCTGAAAAACCGACCGAATTTAACCCCTCAGGCACGTTAAATCCTGACCGTGTAGACATGCGTCTGAACCTTACGGTAAATCCACCGAACGGGCCAAGTGACGGCGAATGGACAGTCACTGTATTTCTTATATCGACGAACTGGATGCGGTTTCAGAATAGTATTGCGAACCAGGTGTTTATGGACTAGCGTCCCACTCCCCAACACCAGAAACAATAATTCCTAGAGATGGGTGGTTCATAACATCCTGAAGCAACAGATAATGTATCTTAAGTGCTTCAGCATGTTGTCCAGCACCATAGTTCGTGGCAAAGACTGTTTTATGTAGAGCTCCTTCGTCTTTAGGTAGATTACCATATAGAGATAACATCGGAATACGCCGAAGAGACCCAACAGGTCCGCTGACAGTAGTCTTCATCAAACCGCCTCGTCCGCGCATAAGATGCCGAACAAGCGCAGTCGGTAACTTTAGAAGCACGTGTTCTCTTCCTTTGAACGTAATCTTCAAAGGAACAATTAATGACGTCATCGCAAAACCATGACGCTCTTGGAACTGTTCAAGCAGTGTAGGAATTATATCCACTCCCTCTTTCAGAACTTCATACGCCGTGCATAAATAATTTCGTCCACACTTCAAATCCATTTCTACAGTATTTGAAATGCTACCCTCCAGTCGCTGAAAGTAGAAACTTCCATTCATATGAAACACTAGGTTCTCACTAGCTGTGAAGAGGTCCACATCATCTTCAATTGGAAACCGCGCATTCAAGGAACTCAGTTCATTTGTAGGAAGTTCAGGACAAATCCAAGGCATTTTATTATTATTTTATTGAAAAGGTTCACGTCATTTTTTATTCAAAAGGAATTTCAGTGAAAGGATGTATGTAGTCGTTAAATAATTGTTTTACAAAAAAGAAAGATATTTGGTCTTGAATTCCACATTCTTGAATATGTTGGTACCAAGTATTATTAATTTCTTTTATCTTTTCATGTTTCATATTTCTTATCAAAAATCCACATTGACAGTGTTGTTTCGTATTTTCACTCAAACCATTTGTAATCTGATTGTTGATATATTTTACATATTTATCACTTTCTAATCTATATCTATTTTGTTTCATACTTTCATTATATTCATTCCACACGTTATCTTTTAGAAAAACGTGCTGCCGTAATAATAAAGCATAATTTTGTTTAATAAAATAAATAGTAATAAAGTTTTCTACAAATGCATCATTTACTTTTGGTAATGTGCTATCTAAAAAACATAAGTAATCATACTTATATAATTCAACATATTCGTGTGGTTTTGTTTTTATATGTTTTCCAATCATACAGCTTTCTATCAAATCTTCGGTTATTGTCTTGTCATCGTAAATTCCAATCCATGATGTATTTCTTAAATTTTCAAGTATACTTTTATTATTTGTAAAATAGAAACACTTATATTTATACGATGGTAATTGTGGAATATTAAATGCAGGATTATTATTACTTCCATAAAAATAAGTATAAAATGCTAAATTAAAATCTTCCATTTATTCTTATTAATTAATTTTAATTGTCGTTCTGACCGGACAATAACTTGCTAAGCCCAAGAAATCCGAATAAACGCCTTCATAGGATAGCCACGTTCGTCTAAACGAGCACCAGTGAACGTTATATCTGAGTCAGGAAACTTCTTCTTCAGAAGTTCAAGAATAGGCTCTAAGTAAACAAAAGGAATGGAACCAGGATTAGACTTATCCAAAAGCCCACCATGCGCACTATGGGGAGCTAGTTCATTCTTTGCTAGAACCACATGGTCGTAAAAGGTATTTCCACGACGCGCTAGCTTATCAATCGCCCAAACAATATAGTTTAGGTAAATAGAAAGTTCGAACTCGCGAACAGCATTCTCGTATCCCTTTGCGTAATACTGCAAGGTTTCGCGAAGTATAGGAGTAGACATTTGTATGGCTCGTAGTTTTATTTTGAAATTAACTATCAACTTTTTTGGTCTAAACATATATAAATAATTATTGACAATGATATATCCAATAACATTCTCAATTCCCAAAGAAAAGGTAATAGCCTTTTTACCAGTTAAAACAAAAGTAGTATCATCTTTAATTCCTGGTAAACCTGAGACTTATATTTATGAGACAGAACAAGACTATTACAATGAATATAGGCAATCTTGGTTTGCAACAACATTAAAAAAAGCAGGATGGGATTGCATACGCCATTATGAGATTTTAGCTAATGGTTGTATTCCGTATTTCCCTGAACTCGAATTATGCCCACATAACACATTAGCATTATTTCCTAAACAATTAATTTTTGAAGGAAATAGACTATATTTAAAATATAAGGATAAACAAATCAACGAGTTGGGCGCAGTAGATTTAACCGAATTAACTATATTAGTTAATAAATTAATGAAGTATACAACATCTTATCTAACAACAGATAAACTGGCTACCTATATTCTAGAAAAATCCAGGATACCACCTGTATCAAAAATTTTATACTTATCTTCTGATAAAAAACCAGATTATTTAAGATGCGTGACGCTGCATGGATTTAAGGAACTATTTGGCGCAAACTGTCACGACTATCCAAAAATCCCTCATTTATATAAGTCAAGTGTAGGGTTTCAGCACTTATATGGTAAAGGAATAACCTATACTAATTTGCTAGACAATGAATTACACGATGAAAGTCTAGATAAAACAATAGTAGAAGATATTGTACATAAAAAGTATGATATTATAGTATATGGTTCGTATCACAGAGGTATGCCTTATTACGATTTAGTATCGACTATGTACAAACCAAATGAGATAATATTATTATGTGGTGAAGATATACATGGTTGCAATTGTAAAGACTATTCTTTAAAAGGACACACTGTTTTTGTTAGAGAAATGGTCGATACATTTGAGCATGTGCGTGCATCGGTAAAAGATTATTGGGATGGTGGTTATTCAAAGGTCGTACCAGGTGGCCATATTGAAACCTATTTAATCGATTGTTTAAAAGATGAGGACTGTTCTCTTATGATTGCGAATAGTGATGGTATTGATTCATATGAAACGTATATGAAGTTTAATAAGTCATTAACACGCAAAAACAAAATTATAGGCGCTTTGTGTACACGCACATTTAAACAATTTGAAAATATACTACTTCTTCCACTAGACGATAATATTTTTAACAAAGGATTATCTGCAGTTCTGATGAATGTCCCTTATCCAGATTGGAATTCAAGAATACCTAAATTGTTTTGGCGGGGAGGAGCATCTGGAGGCTATCCATCAGCTAGAACAGCAACTGTAGAATTGCTACATAATTATGAACATGCTGATGTGAAGTTAACCCATTGGGGGAATTGGGAACATGATAAACCTATACCTGAAGACCATTTTGGAGACCGTTGTGGTTTAGATAAGCACTTTTTATACAAGTATATATTGATTTTGGACGGAAATATTATTGCTTCAAACCATCAATGGGTATTTGGTTCAGGAGCAGTTCCTATAATGATAACGCATCCGTTAAATGCCTATTGGTTTAAACGTTACTTAAAACCCATGGAGAATTATGTTCCGACTAACTATGATTTATCAGATTTGAAAGAGAAGATAGAATGGTTGAAACACAACGACGATAAGGCTAAAACTATTATGGAAGAGGCTATGAAATTATCTAAAGAAATATTTACTCCTGAATTCCAACGGCAATATATTAAAGACGAACTAGCTTGCATGTTAAATCGTAAAACAAATGTAGCTTTTTTTGTAAGGCATTTTTTGGAGAGAGGCACTGAAATAGCAATTTACGATTATGCACATTATAACGAAACTATTCTGAATAATAAAAGTTTCATAATCTGTTTTAGTCCAAAAAAACAAAGTAGTCTAGGATTTCCATTACAAAGAGTATCCTATGATAAATTCAAGGCGCGTTTTCCCATCATAGAAATAAGTGATATTAATCAAATTTCTACTATTATACAACAAAATAATCTTTCTTTTTTCCACACTCTTACACATGGTCGTCAGGACATTTATCAATTTGAAAATAAGAAGATTTGGGGCAAATGCAAAACTATAAAACATTGTGTATTTCACACAGATTATCCTGAAAGTGATTATTACGTTAGTATTGGAGCCCATTTAAATCAAGTAA